GACATTTCCATAGTAAGGTAAAGAACGTTCTTACCTAACGTTAGATGATGAGCAGCACAGTGCGTCATGAACATCGTTTTACCTACGCCAGTAGAAGCTAAGATAATGTTCAAGGTTTTCTTTGATAGACCACCTTTGGTAATCTTGTTAAAGAAGTCCAGGTCGAACTGAAGCTTTTCTTCTCTGGTGTGATAGTAATCATATCGGATAGAAGAGTCGTCAATGAAGTCATGACCGATGTTACTGTCAAACGAGACTGCTAGCGCTTCGGTAAGTATCTGAGGGATACTACCTTTGTCACGTTTGGCGTCTTTCTTATCAATAATTTTAATTGAGTCCAAGATAGCGTTATAGACAGCTTTTTCCTGGCAAAACTTTTCAGTCTCTTCAATCAACCAGTCAATACCTGTTGCAGGCTCCGGTTGTAATGAATCCAGGATAACGTTCGAACTCTTGAACTCTTCTTCAGTAAGGTTATTGAGGTTAGTTAGTTCTGCCAACAGGGTTTGTTTAGTCGGGACTCTATGAAACTTCTTGATATGGTTATCCATCAACTCAAACAGAATCTTGTTGACTCTGCTTGAGAAGTATTCATTCTTCAAAAAAGGAATAACCTTGCGGCTATACTCCGCATTAAACAACAAATGTGAGAAGATGATTTCTTCAATCATTACTGTACGCCTCTGATAGTTCTTCGTCGTTGATAATAGAAGCTGAAGTGATCATGTATTTCTTTTCAATGAATTCACGGAAGGTCTTAGACTTGAGGATAGGCATCCAGAAGTCTTTATTGTCAGTGTCAGCAAGACGATAGTTCTTTTCGTTGACTTCACCGGAGTCTAGGTCTACTCGCTGATACCAACCGTTCTTGGGTTTAACCACATGACCTGATTCAAGAGCAACCTCCATCAAACCAGACCAAGTGCTAATACCACCTTCAAAAGATACCGTGATAGGAATGCGAGACTTCTCTCTTACAAATCGAGACTTCTCTACATTGATCACAAAGCTGTAACCAGTGAGGTCGCTGCCTTCTTTCTCTTGCTGACGACCGATGATAAAGATGTTGTCAGCTGAGTAGTAAGGACCAGTGCCGCCACTCACAATCGCCTTTGGATACAGAGTCTGTTCCATGTAGGTGTGATTCACTACTATAAGTGGAATGTCTTTAATAGTCAAGTGTGGCGTAATGATACGGAATATCGACTTGATTTGTTTAGCGCGAGTCATATCGCCTACGCTCTTACCGTCTAGAGCATCTTCGGCTTCTTTCTTTGAAGCAAGGTTACCGATTGAGTCAATAACAATAATGACTCGGTCTCCACGCTCTAGCGCATTAATCTGACTTGTGATGTCAAACTTCAGCTGTTCCATATCCGTGATTGGGGTATGAACCACACGAGAAGTGTCAATACCGAACGTATTAAAGTAAGCCTGTGGTGCACCGAACTCTGAGTCGTAAAACAATACGGCAGCATCTTTGTACTTGTCAAGATATGCCTTGACCATGATCAACGAGAACGCTGTCTTGAAATGCTTGCTTGGTCCTGCGAACATCGTCATACCTGGAATCAGTCCGCCGTCAAGGCGACCAGATAGTGCTACGTTCAACATAGGAACCATGGTGGAAATCATATCTTTCTTCTCAAAAAACTTCGACTCAGCAAGGATGTCTGTTTCTTTGATAGTGGAAGTCTTTTTCAATTTATCTAGAATGCTCATAGTAACTCCTTTGCAAAAATTTATTATACTACTTTCCGCCGTAGAAAACTAGCCCTGCACCAATGGCTGATATTATGCCACCAATGATGTGCCACTTGTTCAATTGAACTGAAGAAAATAGAAACGAAAATAAAATAACAAAAAACGGTGTTGTAAGACCAATGTACGACAATTTAATTGCTGATGCGTAAGAAAGGTTTTTCATCTTGACGAGTTCCGCTAAAAGAAAACAAGCTGACGATCCTATGAGGTAGGGTATAACATCAACAGGAGGTATTGTCATCTTCTGGTCTGTAAAGCACAATAAGACGAGTAACAAAGTTGAAGATGTTATCAACCCCAAGAACGCTGCGAATATCCAAGAAGACCCTACTATAAAAGTATACAGAACGAATCCCAATGCGTTCAACATTGGAAGCGCTAACATAAACACTATTTCAAATCTCATTTAGGTAAACCATTCTTCTAGTGTGGAAATCTTTTCTGGCTGCCAGTTGATAACGTTTAGGATAATCTTAAGAGGGTCTAGGAATGCTTTGTCAAACTGTAAATCGTAGTCTACATGAGCATTCAACCCGAACTCTTTTGGTAAGACGCTGGGGACTGATATGATGTTCTCCTTTAACGGGTTGGGTAACTTCAAATAACAATACTTGATCTTTTCTCCTTCTTGAACTCTAGGATACTTTGTGGAGACGCCATGCTTTTCAAGTAGCATGTTATATAGTAATGCACCTCGCACTTGTATCGGCGTACCTTTTTTGTAGACCTCAAACCTATCGCTATACTCTGATAGCCCTCGGCATCCTCTAGGGAATGCGATATCTTCGAAAGGCATTTGTCTAAACTCTTCACGGAACCGCTGGATAAAGCTTTGTAGAGTCTTTTCGTCGGTCTCCATAATCAACTTGATGGCTTCTTTAATTTTAGCTCGGCAGGATGAAGGTGTTGAACTCTTGACTGCTTCAATACCCATCATCTTGAGCTTAGGTTCTTTGTAGCGCACTCCCTCGTTGTCATACACGTTCAGCATGTATCGCTTCTTGGCTGTCCAGATACCTTTGTTCGCGATACTCTCGCGCTTCATCTTAAGGAAGTTTGTATACGCATTAGTATGCTCAGCCAAGTCATCAAAGCATTTGTCAATCAGTGGCTCGAGTTTGTCGTTACAGATTTTATCTACAGCTGTCGTGATAGTATCGACGTCTTTACCATCGAAAAACTTCTTAACCACAGCATCAAGCACAAGATAATTTGAGTCTGTATCAATCGCAATTATATAATCTTTATTATCTGTTTTCAACAACTTGTTTAGATACTGATTGATGTTGATAGCAACCCAACGAATAACGAACTGACCTGTCAAGGTAATGGCTTCGGCGAACTCTAGCTGAAACCAACGCGAGTACTGATTACCTAACGTACCGTATAAACTGTTCAGCTGAATCTTACGAGCCATCTGCATATTATTGTTGCGAGCAATCTCGTTACTCAACTCTTTGCTAGGATTCTTTTCGTACTTCTTCTTCGCCTCAATCATTCGGTTCTTGTACATCTTGCGTTCAGTCATCATCTTCTCAACCAGCTCAGGGAACGCACCTTTCTTGCTCTTGTCCCAGATACAACTGTTAGCAGTGATGGCATAGTTCTTTTCTTTAATAAAGTCTTGAATCTCGTCATCATCAAGCCCACCAGCAAGAAGCTGATCAACAGTAAAGTTGCGCCCAATCTTTCCTGAGTAGCATTCAGGCGAGATGTTGTACTGAACAATCAACGACGGATACAGCGAGTTAATGTCGAATGATACAACCCAATTATGTAAACCAACCAACGGGTCTTTAACAAACGCACCAGCAAACTGCGCAGACTTATCATGACGAACAAACTGAGGGATAACTGTCTTCTTTGACAACAGATAGTTATGAATGATAACGTCCCAGAGGCGTACAGAAGTAAATACGTCCTCAATGTTCGTCTTGGCGTCGTACGCAATCGTCAGTGCTTGATCAATGAACTTCAGCTTCTCATCAAGCTTGTCAACAAGCAACACGTCTTTGATGTTATACTCAATGAACTTCTGAAAGTCTTCTTTGTACAGCGTGAACAGGTTATCAAACTCAGAGTAATCAACCTTGCGTTCATCAATCTCAATAGAGCAAATGTAGTCTAGCCGATAGCTTTCCTGTTGAGCATAGGTGTACTTCTTGTACAGTTCAAGGTAGTCTAGGCTTGTAATCCCAACCAACGTATAGGTTTGTTGTTTACGATTGTTAACTTCAACTTCCTGGTCGTACAAGAATCCCCAAGGCGAAAGTTTCTTGGCGAAAGCTTCTCCGTGCACCTTGGTGATACGGTTTACTAGATACGGGATGTCAAAGAACTCTACGTTCCATCCTGTGATGATATCAACGTCTAACGCACGCCAAGCATCAAGAAACTTGAGCAACAGCTGCTCCTCATTCTTACACTTAACGTAATGAATGTTCTCGTCGTCTGTAACAAAGTCTCCGCAGCCGAGCACCACGATTGTGTCACGCAGCTTCATAGTGATAGCTGTCACACGTTTGTCTGCTTGACGTACGTCGGGGAATCCTGAATCAGACTCTACCTCAATGTCAATGTTGACAATGTTGATTAGGTCTTTGTCGTATACAATTTCTTGCGGGTACTCGTCGTTGAGAAAGCAATAAAGGAAACGGTCGAACCCATAGATGTCCATCCCGTTGATGCCTTTGTATTGATTTAGAAACTCTTTGGCTTCGTAAATGTCACCGAAGGTAATCTTATCTACAGGCTTACCGCTCAGAGTGCGATATTCTGAATCTTTCTTTTTTGAATTAATAAAAAGGTAAGGCGAGTAATCTATCTTGCGATTGAAACGTTTGCCGTTCTCAACCCCTCGCAGATAAATAGTCCTGCCTCGCTGAAATGCGTGTGTATAGAAATCCATATGACCTCATTCATGTGCCACAAACGTTGTATTATACTACAACTCATTAAAAAAGTCAATCAGTAAAGACTAAGTTGTTGGTCTTGTCTCTTTTGAACGTAGTTGGTTAGTGCATCGATGAGTTTACGGTTTCTTAATTCTTTATAAATCAAGTTCTCGTTAGAAAACTCACCAGCACGGTGTATGCCGGCAGAACGCATGGCATGGAGTTTTTCTTTTAGTTTATTGATCTCGGCGACGTGGTCTCCTGGCTCAGATAAAATCTTCTCAATCATATCGGCGTAAGATTGTATTTTACTTGTAAGCGCAGTATCTTTTTCAAAGGCAGGATGGTTCTCTACGTTGGGCTTGTAAAGCCACTTACCCTTCTTAAGAGAATAGACACCTTGATGCGAAGCAACTTCTTGCTTATAGTCCTGAGCATATAGTTCTACAGGATATCCCATGACGGTTAGTCCTTGATGCTTTAAGCTCCACAGAACCTTCTTGTCATATAAATAATCTGAAAGGAATTCTTTATCAACTGGTATTGAATCCATATTGACAAGAAGATGAACGTCTAAGTCCGAGTATGGTGTGTAGTTGTAATTCGCATTACCGCCTGTTAAGACGATATCACGAACAGAACTCTCTGGTATATTAGCAAATTTAGCCCAAAGCTTTGCGATATATAACAATCGCTCTCTAACCTTGGGTTTCAATTTATCATTTTCCCAGATAAGAGGGTTAAGTTCGTCATGATATTCCAGCGTTAGATGGATATCTTCTTTAAGATAAGTTTTAAAGTTTAACATACTATTCCCCCTTTCGATTATTTATAGGAGCCTTTATGAATCAAAATCTAGCACGTCTTCAAGAAAAGTTTGGTGTCGCCGCTGACGGTCTCTGGGGACCAGGAACAATGAAAGCAGCTGTTGCTTACTACAAGATGCAACCACTTCGTGGCGCTCATTTCTTCGCTCAGTGTGCTCATGAATCCGGTAACTTTGGTTCTTTCGTTGAGAATCTAAACTATGGTGCTTCTGCACTAACTGCTACATGGCCAAAGAGATTCACTACTGATATTGCTGAACAGTATGCCAAACAGCCCGAGAAGATTGCTAACAAGGTATATGGCGGTCGTCTAGGTAATGGCGACGAAGCTACAGGCGATGGTTGGAAGTTCCGTGGTCGCGGCGCTATTCAGCTAACAGGGCATGACAACTATAAGGCATTCGCCGACTATATGAAGAAGCCTGAGATTCTAGAAACTCCAGATCTTGTCGCTACCGAGTATGCGATTGACTCTGCTCTTTTCTTCTTTGAAAGAAATCACCTATGGGCAATCTGCGACGAAGGCATCAGTGATGAAGTTATTACCAAGCTAACCAAAAAGATTAATGGTGGAACCCTCGGTCTTAAGGAACGTATTGAGAAGACTCATCAGTATGCTAAAGCTTTGGGTCTAGTATAACCAAGAAAAAGGGGAGCTTGGCTCCCCTTTTTTTATCTAACCAAATGCAACTGGTTGCGATATGTTAACGTCTTTGGAGACAATTGTTCCGAACACTATAGGGACAGAACATAATAGTAGCGCCAAAAACAGTTCTCTTACCTTACTCATTTTGAGTCCTCCGTTAGAAAAGATTTAACTGATGACTCGCCGTCTTTGATTTCTATCTTCTTCGGTTTCTTATGTTCTGGGACGATAGCTTCGAGCCAGATCTTTAGCATGCCGTTGATAAGATCTGCGTTCTTGACTTCAATGGTATCCGCAATACTGAATTGGCGAGTAAACGCTCTATCAGAGATGCCCTTGAACAGATAAGTTTGATCTACGCCATCCTTAACGAGGTCATCAAGAGTTTCATACTTGCCTTTTACGACAAGCTTGTTGTCTTCAAGTGTAATCTCAATGTCTTGCTTGCCGAAGCCTGCAACTGCCATTTCAATCACATACTTGTTCTCATCAATCTTCTTGATGTTATAAGGAGGGTAATTGGTGAGGGTCTTTGTAGTAATTTCCGCCATGTCAGACAACTGCCTGAAAATACGGTCAGAACCAACAAAGTGTTTATCGAAGAATTGGACGTTTTGTCCAAACACGTCTTTTAGTAGCGTCATAGAATGTCTCCTTTTTAAGCGAGTTAATAATCACCACCCCGAAGGCATGGCTACAACTATTTAGGTACGTTGCCTACCTTTTTCCACGTGGAACCTAAAAAAATTTTCGTACGAATTCTTTTGAACCAACTAACTTCTCTAGGTAATTTAACAACCATCAAACCATCCCCAACAACATCCCAAATCCAGATGGTGGGGTCTGGCTTTTTTATCGCACCCCAATTAGGGTCCCATTCATTCATAGTACTTTGTAAACGTCGTCAGACCTGTTTGGATCATAGGGGATTACAAACTTATCCACCTGTTCGTATGGAGCCAATTCTTTTAAAAAGTTTAGAATTTCATCTGTGCCGTTCTCTACAGAGATAACTGGATGATATTGTTTAATCGTATTACTAGCACCCTTGAGCGTATTCAATTCATACCCTTCAACATCGAGTTGAATGAAGTCGCACGCTTCTAAGGTAAGGTCGTCAATCATCATTGTAGGAATAGAATAGTCACCTTCATCCGAGATAAAATTTTCTCCTACATTGTAAGGAGATTTTCTCAGTAGTTTTACCATACGGTGGTTGTCACCAACAGCCGCATGATACTTGTAAATGTCAGCTGATTGACAGTTATTTACTAGGCAATAAAAACTGAGAGGATCTGGTTCAAACGTATATACACGCTTGAATGTTTCAGCAAGAAGCCTTGGATACATTCCACAGGCTCCGCCAGCTTGCACACATACATCATATTTCTTAACATGCTTACCCCACATAGTTTTAAGGTGTGGCCATTCTGCTTTGATGATACCCCAAAGTCCTTGGTCAGTAGCAGTCCAAACCCAAGGAGTTAATCCGTCAACCTCTTCATCAACAATGCGTATTTTATTCTTCGCGTATTCCATCATAATAAATTTTCCTTTATCGTTTGCCGATATTATACTTCGCTACTAATTCCCATTCTGACTTTTCTTTGAATGCCAATACTTTGATTTGGCTAAGAGGAGTTACAGGCTCTTTGGTTTGTTCTGGGTCGGCAATAGTAATCAATCCCCACTCAACAAGCAGATTGATTATTGTGTTTCTACGACCGATGTCAGATTCAGAAAAGTCAGTAGGCTTGCCGTCAAGTGCAAATAATTCTTTGAAATGGACAATATAATACTTCTTCTGTTTGTGTAGAATATGACACGACTGGTATAGTATCTTGTCTTTACGAGAAGCAATACCGATACGAGTTAGTGTTTCTTTTACTTTTAAGAAATCGTCCGGTTCTTGTAATATTACCTCTACAAGCGAGTCTACTGATATTTTCATTTTTTCAATCCACCTTTATTTGTTATTCTTTTTAGTGCAGCAATTTGTTCGGTGGATAACAACGATAGAGCGATTTCTGCCTTTTTGCTCGAGTAACCGTAGACTTCTTTTACAATATCAATGTCACCACTTTCTTCTTTCTTGACCCATTTTGAATACCTGTTCTTAGGTCTAATGATATTTATAAGAAAGTCATATTGTAGTTTTTTATCTACAGAGTGAATGCCGTTAACAATGTTAGCAAAGTGTATGGTATCGGCAAAATAAGACAGAGACTTATTTACAATCCACGGATTGTATTCCTTTTCAGTTACGTCAGGGTTGTCTGAATCGTTTATGAGGTTGGTCTTTGATTTGTTGATTGAATTTACAAAATCGAACGGTGAATACTGCGCTTTGATCTTAAAGGACTCTTCTTTGACCTCCTCAACGCCGCCGGTATGCATTACGTCTAAGATATTCATTTGAACTCACAGTCACGCATAATCTCTGCAAGGCAAGCTACAATGTTAATCTCAGCGTCAGCAACGAACGCTGCCTTGTATTGATAGTCTGCTAGAGTCAAAACCAAACTAGGAATCGACTCTGGCTTAAGAACATCAACAGCGTTATCATAAAGACTTCTGAACAATGAAGTTGAGTCAGTGTCAGAGTGTTCGCCAACCCACTTACGCATTGCTGTGAAGTTTCTATCTTTCAGCGCAGTAAAAAGTTCTTTATAAGAATCAGCAGAACCACTAGCAAGAATGCTGGAGTCGATACGACCGCCGACGGAATACCTTTGGATTTCATTTAACACTCTCCGCCAATCAGGGAAATGCCTAGAGATAAGCTCAACAATAACATCCTTATCATACTCAATTTTCTCAACCTTAAGGATGTTGAACACTCTCTTCATAAACTGAGTGGCAAGTGTGGGTTTATCTTTCTTGGCAATCTTGAACTCAACAACAGAACATCTAGAGTGTAGAGGAGCAATGATGCGATTCTTAAAGTTACAGGTTAGGATGAACCCGCAGTTCGCACTATACTCTTCCATAAAGTTACGCAGAGAAGGTTGAGTGCTCTGCGCATTTAGATAATCTGCCTCGTCTAGGATCACATATTTCCGACCACCCTTAAAGGAAACACTAGAAGCAAACTGCATAATCTCATTACGCAGCGTGTCAATGTTGCCGTTAAGTGAACCGTTGACCACGATATAGTCACAGTCCAGCTGCTCAAGCATTGCGCGAGCAACGGTGGTCTTGCCTACCCCAGCAGTGCCCGTCAACAGAAGATTTGGGATGTTCTTCTGGTCAACGAACTGCTGGAAAATTTTCTTCAACTCAGCAGGAAGAATACACTCTTCAATGGTCTTAGGACGGTACTTCTCAACGAACAAAAATTGTTCAATCATAATATAAATCTCACTGTTATTTGATAAAAATCGTTACATCTATACCAGTCGACGGCTCGACCTTTTCTTTCGCCTTTCTTTTTTTCTTTAATTTAACGATTTGAACGTTAGCCCAACTATCATCACTTCGAAGCTCAAGGCTTGCAAAAGTCTCATTGTCAGGCTTTGCGCCGTTGTATTTGTCCCAACAAATTACGCAATCATCCCTTGTTGTATTTGGATTATACTTTATATAGAAGTTAGATAAAAGCTGTTCTTCACCGCAAATCCTACATTTTTTTACGGCTAATTCTTTAGAAGAACCCAGTGTTCCAGCACTATCTATTCTAATTGTATTGACTCTCACACCATAAGGCAAAGTCCTCCAAACATATCCCGCACTGTGTTTTCTTTTCAACGCAGGTTTAGTCGTGCACCTATTGATGATGTTCATGGCACTAAGCTCGCTTGGGTTCAATTAAAAGTAGAAGTAGCCTCGGTCGCAATCCAGTACGTCATTCCTCCTGCAGCAAATTGAGAGATACCTTTTGAAGAGATTGACACTTCATAAGTTGCATCCATTAGCTTAAAGTTTTCGCTCTTGAACACAGCATTGAAGGTCTGATCCGTTTCACCAACTTCAACGACGAATGAATCAGCTGTTGGATTCTTCATATCAACAGCCTTTAGAGAGATAATCTTACCATCACCAACGAAAGCAATCTCAGGAAGCTGCATAACGCTGCCAGCACGTTGTACTTGCTGAAGGTCTGCGTTGGTTAGTGTCATATTAATCTCAGCGAGAGGTAACGACACGTCCTTTGCCGGTGGCGTGGCAAAGCTGGATGCATCAGCATAAACATATACCAGCTTCTTCTTATCTACGATGATAGTAGCATCCTTCTCATTGATTACGACTTCAGGCGAATCAAACAGAGAAAGAACGCCAAGGAATCGCGGCAGGTCATAAATCGCAAAGTCACGATCAAACGTCTCATCAATATCTGCCTTGGCCAGAATGTTCTTCTGGGGAGAGATAACTCGGAGCGTGTTGCCCTGACGGAACAGCATGCTCTTGTTGATTGATGAGAAGTTCTTCAATACGGAAATGGTCTTGTCACTGAATTTCATTATGTAGTCTCCTATTAGTTTTTCTTACCAAGTTTTGATGGGTCAGCGGTAGCAGCCGCACCAACCGACGCCAAGTCAGCCAACGAACCACCATAGATGTGGGTTCCTACGTGTTGTAGACCAATCCATGGGCACAACCAAACCTTCAAGCCAATCTTTCGCGCCCACTGACAGAACATATAATCTTCTGACAGATAACGGTTAGAATACTCAAACCCAAAGACACTGTTCTTCGTATCGCGTACGAAAGCCATTACCTCATCCTTACCAGCCTTGGGATTCTGGTTAAAGAATTCTTCTAGCTCTGGAATTATACTTGAATGTTTATTATCAATCAAGGCATCAAAGTACGCTAGAATTTCACGTGAACCGTCGAACGCTGCTGTGCGGACATGGTCCGGGCGATAGTTGAGCCAAGGATACGCTTCAGAATATTTCTTCAGCGAGGACTTACGGAACATCATAAAACCCGTACCTGCTTCAAGCACTTCTGCTGGTTCGTTTAGAGCAATCTGATTCTGACCGTTGGCAGGATTGAATACGTAGTCACCCACAAACTTGTCTAGAACATTCGGGTCTTCATCAGCAACACCTTTGTCTACAGCTGCTTTAATCTTTTCCCAGCTGATACACTTCTTCGGGTAAGGAGCGCAAAGAACATCGTATGGGCTGTCTTCAGACTGAAGAGCCATCATCGTTAGAATGTCGTTGGCGTTGAACCCGATGTCGCTATCAATGAATAGCATGTGGGTACAATCAGAACGCATAAACTCGTCTACGCAGTAGTTACGTGCACGAGTAATCAGCGACTCATTGAACAGGTAGTAGTATTTTACTTCTAGACCGTAATGAACTGCTAGCGCAGATAGGTCGTTAGATGAGCGAGTGAACATACCTGCGCACATACCACCATACATTGGCGTAGCGACAAATAGCTTTCGCTGGCGAAGTTCTTCTATTGGGATCTTAATTTCCATTATTATTTCTCCAAATCATGCACATATAATTGAATAATAGCGTAGTGAATTACTTTGAGAAGATCTTGTTTCCAATCTTCTCTAGAACCCTTACGCCCATAACGTTGAGCATACTTTAAAACATTTCCAACACAAAAGCCAGTGCCATGACCGGAGTCGATTATAAACTCGGTAGCCTGATACTTGTTCTGAGAATAATGCTGCCCGTAAGTCTTGTCAATATAAGCCTTCAGCATTTCCAAAGTCTTATCTTCATTGTATTTATAATCGATCTTTGTCACCCCTCTAACGCAGATCGGTTCATCTTCAATTGATCTGTAAGTCACACCCATACATTCCTCCAAGTATACACCATATGAATAATAAAGTCAACCACATCTTTTTGTTCGTCTAGAGTTTGATTAGAACGTTTCTCAATCACGCTCATCAGTTCCATATTTGTTAGGATGTTAGCAATCTTAGACTCGCGTCCGGCTAACCAAGTCTCGTTCTGATTACTTCCCCGTTCAGCATAGCGTTCTTTGCGAACGTCACGGTCAGTCTTAAGATACACCACAGTGGTGTCATACAAAGAATTGCAGTGTTCAAGGAAGGACGCAGTACATAGTCTATCGCCTTCGAACAGAACAACCGCACCTTTGTTTAGAGTTCCTAAGAACGATATCGCATCAGGTTGTACAGCCATACTAAGAGCGTCTGTTCCTGAGAACGTTTTATCTTCTTCGTATATACCTAAGACATAAAGGTTGTTGGAGTGATGATACCGTACAAGGTTGTGTTTTTCAACCTCATATCCGATACCGAGTCCTTTCATAACATTCTTCATAAGACTGGTCTTACCAGATCCAGGCTCACCCATAACAGCAATCACTTTCATTTTATTCTCCTAGTAATTCAATCCCATCATTAAAATTGTTAGCAAAGCAATCCCAATCCTGATCCATCATAATAACTTGACCCGTAAGACGATAGTGATTCTGTTTTCGTTTACCATATCCAGGGTCGGCAAGGTTAGACTCTAGTCTAAGATTTTTAGGTAGACAATCTTCGCGCATTTTCCAAAAGTGATCAAACTTGTTTCCCCATACGCTCTCGCTATACTTAATGCGATTGTAGAACATATCGTTGTATACATTGGGGTAGCGCCTGTCTGGACGATGCCAGGACTTATAACAGCAGAGAGTGCTTTCTAGAGTAAAGTAACTAACATCATTATGCACGATTCTTTGTTTGGCTTCACTGAACAGCTGGTCGCCTTCTTCTGTTAGCCAATCTATAGTTTCTTTGCTGTATCCTTCAAATTTGTCATTGCCAGAAGCTTTAGTTTCCCACCAATCTAAATCATCTCTACCGAGAACCTTGCATAACCCGTTACGATGAGATTTAGAACCGTCAATATCATCTAAGAATAAACTGTTGCAATCTATCGGCAACCCTTGTATGCGCAAATACTCTAGGTAGGAAAAGGTAGACAACCTACCGAAGGTCAAGAAGTTGCTTCGTACATATCCCCAAGTATTTTCAAAATTCTTATAAACGTCGCCAGTATTGTTAAGACTCTCAAACATATTTACTTGGCTGCCAAATTTGTCAACAAGCGTCTTATATTTCGCGACACAGTTTGAGAACCCTGTCTTTCCTATCTTAAAATACTTTCTGTCAGAATCCCACCCGCTACCTGCTTTGAAGTTCATATGATTGTCTTGCCACCAATCAGTCAGCTCTTCAATTTTTATATCTTTAAACTTGGGGAACCGTTCGAAGATGATAGATGTTGTGACGATATGTTGAGAGCATCCGTTGATGAATGCCATCCAGAGTTTATCTTCAAGGTCTAAGTTGTAGTAATTAGCAAGCCAAGGTAAAGCGTAGTATACTGCTCCAGGATGCGCTCTATGCTTCAAGTGGAATTCATAGAACCTTAAGAACACTTCTCGTCGATACTGCGGCAGGCGAAAGTCTAATCCTCTATGAAGATCTTTTTCTTCGGGTACGTTATTTAATTGACACCATCTTGCTGTCATCGATATGCACCTCTATACGATTTCTCATATTCTTTGATTGTGGGTGGGATTTCTCCAAGAGTATATTTTAATTTGTCATCTAGGTAATTCTTATTTGGAGCACTACCCACAATCCACATCATCGTTTTTTCATTTAAGATTTCAGGCATTCTTTCATTTACGAAAGTCATCACCTTACCTTCGTAACGAGGATGGAAGTCGATACCTTCGTAGTTATATGGCATAGTGTTATCGTACCTAACATAGTTAGTACTGTGTAGATCATAGTAGTGCAAGTTATACTCAAAATCTATTTTACTGCTTTCCGTAAAAGAAGTCAAGTCATTATTATACTTCTGTTCTTGCTTCCTGGCATCAGTGTAATTTCTTTTGAACAATCTAGTGGGCACACTAGACAGCTTTTCTATAATCTCTAATCTTTCTTCAATCAAATCTAATTTGTTAGGACCAATTCCGATAAGATGCACATCCCGTAAGTTTTTAGGTTTGAACCGAGCAATACCATAAAGAATAGATGTAGCAGAGTTGCAAGAGCCAGCAGGGATAATCAATCGCTCGATATGATCCGGAATGTTCTTAACTTGTTCAGAGCCAACGTAGTGGAACTGTTCAACTCTACGTGCGGGATTAACCTTGTGGTCTAGCGTTATCCCGTATTCAAGATAAAAATAATCCGATAGCGTCTCATCTTCTTCTAAGCACTTTTTAACTTTGCGTTGAAGAACAGGATTGTATGCAATTTTAGGATTAAAAATAAATCTAGAACCAAACCAATTCGCTATGGAAACATTCTCGTGAGCGATAGCAGCTTTCGGATTTGTAGCACCGATAACGTGCACGGAATCAAACCCAAAGTGTTTGGCCAAGACAGCCTGGAAAGAATGTTGCGGCGAATGTACAGAAGTGCCAGATATAATTCCTACCGGATTCTTTGTCTTGTTGTATTCGCTGAACAACCAAAGACATTGCCTACCTTTAGAACCGTTGACAAATCCGTATCCTAAAGGAGCAAAGTAATCTTCCCTCTTGAAGAACAACTTTCCGTGTTGTTCTACAGGAGTCATATCGTAAAGATAGTCTTCCCACTTTATAACATTCCTGTTTAAAGAGAGGGTGGGGAAGATTGTCTTGTTCAAGAGAAAAAATCCTCAAGTGTCGCGGCAGAAGATTTTCCATACGGGTCAACCATATTATGTTTCTTCATATAATCGAACCACTCTTTATCTTCCCACATTCCAGGAGATACACCGTTCCATAGCGGACGAGAAAACTTGTGGCTCTTGTCGCTGCGACGTTCTTCAACATATTGTTTACGTAACGACTCATAGTCCCAAGATTTACAATCTAGCATATCTTCTCGAAAGTATGCCACAAGACTCATTCTATCAGGCTCTACGCCTTCTGCAGGAGCTTCTAGCGGAGCATTAGAGTGAATAGCCGTATGGTTGGCTACAAGCAACAAGTCGCCCGGACGCAGGTCTACAGCAGCTCTAAACTCAGGAAGAATAAGCTCTGCTCCCTTCCAGCCCTTACCAAAGGTGCATAGATTAGAGAACCCGTCACCCAAGTCACCAGCGTCTAGATGCGCAGCAGTGCGCCAGTTATGATTAACTGTAAGCGTAGTAAACACTGTCTCATCAATCAGAAACCGTTTATCCAGCTTGTCAGCCGCAGCACGTTGCGCCGCCCAACGTTGAGGTAACAGATTCTTAAACTCGTTATTCAGACGATTGAGGAACGGGAAAGATTTTACAAACAGCTCAGGATTCTTTTCCGTGAAAGAAGTAGCACGTCCATAAGGAATACGAGGATACCGAGAGTAGTAACCCGCCACACCTGAGATTACCGTCTGCGCATAGTTGGTTTCAGAAATAAAATTATCTCTGATGTATGTGGCTTCTGCGATTCTAACTTCTTCAGACTTACTCTTTAAGGAATCTACCCAACGGTCAAACCACCCGAAGTATGGGTCGTGTTCTTTACATACTTCGCTACGGAGCCAAACGTTGCCGCGAGTTTCTTCTTTAGCGTTTCCACCATCAGCAAATTTTTGTTTAATAGACTCTAGCGATTCAGAATCTAGAAAAGAGTTGTGAGCTTTGGTAAGGAATTCAAGAACCGCTACTTGATACGGGGTAACCCATTCTCGACCGCCTCTAGAAGCAGAGTGTAATACTTCTCCACGAGGACCAGCAGCCATACCACGATTTTGAGATTCGCTCGCTGCGGTAATAAGACCTTCATAGCATAGGTCTAGCTCTTCTTGAGTAAAGACGTTTTTGCGAAACCTCACTACGACATTTTCTTCGGTCATATCGCCGTGTAATGATGGAGCGTATACGTCCGTATCTTCAGTTAGAAGATGATCGTAATGCGAGCTGTCTAAGAATTTTCCGATTAAATCGTTACAATCAAATTTCTTTTCGCAATAAATCACTTTTGTCATATTGTCCTACTTTACCTTTTTCATTTCAGATAATTTATCATAGACTCTTTTTAATTTCGCCGCCTTCGCCTTATGAAAAGCATTCGCTCTACTAAGGTGCACGATTCCGTTCAGATGATCAAGTTCGTGTTGAAAGCAGCGAGAGCTCAGTCCATCAAATTTTACGGTAGTGGTTTCACCGTTAGGCATAGTGAATCGAACCCGTATAATCTGCGGTCGTTTTATTTTAACCGCTATTCCTGGAAAAGTCAAGCACCCTTCATTGATGTACACCATCTCATCTGACATAGTCACAATTCTTGGGTTAAAACAAGCTAGAACCGTTTCCCCTGTTAGTACAAAAACACGGTAAGGAAGACCACACTGATTAGCAGCAAGACCAATCCCCTTGTTATATATCATTGTCTCAGTTAGATCTTTCGCCAACTGAATAGGGTCAGTAGGAGGATTCGCAAAATCAAAGTCTTCCATCTTCTGACGAAGAATTGGATGGTTCTTGTCTACAAGGTTTAGAATGGCCATTAGAATTTTTTACCTCCGTCCTTTTCACGGTTAGCTAATTGATGATCTGCACGGGAGTAATTATACGAGTGCTTTTCAGCGATTGCGCCAGCAACGTCTAAGTCGTAAAGTCCAGCCATATCTAGAATACGAATGATACAGTCGGCTAGTTCTACTTCTAGCATCTTGCGATTAGGAAGATGATCGTCCATCAAATCCTTGCGTGCACCTTCGAGTGCTTCACTAAGCTCGCTGTGACATAATGCGATTAGAGTGCCGACTTCACGCACTTTGTCGTGCCAACCCATATCGTAAGCTTGGCTGTGTAGCTTTTCTGTAATAGAACGTAATGCGGCAATTTGTTGTTCGGTAAGAGCGTAGGGGGATGATGCGTATGGTGCCATAGTATTCTCCATATTAAATTACTTTGTAAATGCCGTCAGCGACGGATTGATCAACTTTTTTATACCCGAATGGTTCTAGCAGCTTTAGAATATCTTCTTCTAGATTTACAGCGTTAGAGTTTCCGCCGTGATTAAGTCCACGATATTCGTCGTCTGTATGTCTGTTGAAGTATTCAAAGAACCCGAGTTCACAAGCAATAACTGGCTTGTATTTCTCGATAGTCTTTAGTGCACCCCTAATCACATTCAACTCATAAAACTCAACATCAAGTTGCATAAACCCGCAGGCATCTAGATTTAGAGAGTCAACTGTAATCATAGGAACAAATCCTTGATCAATCTCGTTGACTGTATGCGTACCCGTGTTAATAGAGGAAGGACGATTGACCGTAATTAGTTTATTCTCAGCGCCCAACGCAGCTTGCATTTTAACGATGTTGTTCTTCTGACAGTTGAACGTTAAGCACAAGAAGTTTAGCGGGTCTGGTTCAAAAGTATATACTCTCTCAAACATATCAGAAAGGAACCGAGGATGCATTCCCATACAACCGCCAGCCTGAATGCAAACTGAAAAATCAGTTACGTGTTGCTTATACTTTTCTTTATGAGAGTTTGTCCAGTCGACGATGATACCGTTCCAGGCTTGATGGTCTTGTGTAATCCAAAGCCAAGGCGAGATACCTTCTACGGCTTCCATTCTCATTTCTACTTGATCAATATAATTGTCACTCATTGTACTATCCTGCTAAAGTTTTTATGTTTTTCAAACTTGATCACATTTGCAAATTTATCAAACAACTGATCGCCCTTGTGCGATATAATGAACACGTTGCTATCAGTAATTATGCCAGACAAAATCTTAAAGAATTCTTCGGTGCCTGCAGCGTCTAACGAACTATCAAACACTTCATCCATAATCAGAAGATTGGTGCTGGCGCTGTTACGCAACTTTGCTACTGCTCGCCAAGTAAACAACAACGACAAGTCAATACGCATCTTCTCACCTTCTGAGAAAGAGGAATAACTAAATTCGTCGCGAAACCTGGACTTAATCTTTTCATTAAAATTTTCATCTAACTCAAACTGCACGAAGAAGTCCATAGCGGCAAGATACTTGTTAATCAGTTTGTTCATAATAGGAACATACTGCTTGATGATTTTAGTCTTAATACCACCATCCTTCAACAACAATGCTGCGGTGTTCAACAAGGTGCGCTTGTTGGTGCTTTCTTCCTTGTCTTTGTGCAACTGTTTGAGTTCCGATTTTGCCCGTTCTAAGTCTGACGTATCGACTTCCATATCTAATTTAAACTTCGAAAGAGCATTAATCTCTTTCTGTAGTTCTGCGTTGTACTTCTTGTACATTTTTATTTTATTATTAGAGTCGACAATCTCACCATTCAAGTCGTAGATTTGTCTACTAACTGCATCAATCTTTTCCATTCGTTCACAAGCTTCAGATTCCATTTCAGTCAGTTTCTTGATGGCAGTTTCAAGCTCTTCGCTTTCCATCTTTTTAGCAAACAAAGAATCTTTTTTGAATTCTTCTGAGATATCCTGCGTACAAGTCGGGCAGTGGTCGTTGTTTTCAAAGAAGTGCACATGCTTGTTTGAGTTCTCAAGTTTGAATTTAATTTCTTTTCTAAGGTCAGAAACCTTTTTAATCTGATTGGTAACTTTACCTTGATCTGATATTTGTTTGTGCAACTCTTCAGCCTGCAATAAAGCTTTAGCAACGAAGGTGTCAAGCTCATCAACCATATACTGATGTTCTTTGATCTTGTTGCTTTTAATCTCAATCACATCGGCGTTGTTTAATTTTATCTGTTCAAAAAATCTTTTGGTCACTTCAATCCGTTGCTCGCACAGCGCGATGTCAGCATCCACGGTTGCTAACTTGTCTTTGTTTTCTTGAATGCGATTTTTCAACAACACATTCATCGTAGAGAAGATTTGAATGTCTAGCAGGTCTTCAATAAACTCTCTACGCAGATGAGCGGGCAGCTGCATAAAAGGAATAAAGGTTGATGTGCCTAGCGTAATGATCTGAGAGAAAGATTTATGCGTAAGTCTCAAGATATTTTTCTCAAGGATTTCTTGATAGTCTCTTGATGCCGCATCCTGATTTAACATATCACCGTCAACAAAGATTTCAAACACAGTAGGCTTGAGTCCTCTGCGAACAAGATACTCTTTGTTACCGATACTGAACTCTATCTCAACTAGAAGATTCTTTTGATTGATAGAGTTCAGGAGCTGAGGCTTGTTAATCTTACGGAAAGATTTACCGTAGAGTGCGAAACTAATCGCCTCTATCATAGTGCTCTTACCAGCACCGTTCTCCCCTATGATTAGAGTTGATGGATGCTGGTCGAGTTTTATTTCGGTAAAAGTGTTGCCCGTAGACAACAGATTTTTGTAGCGTATAGTTTTAAATAAAATCATTCAAGACTCATTGCCTCGCTGTATAATTCTCGCATCAAAGATTCTAACTCAACCTTGTCAGCATCTAACTCCAAGTTGTTCACATAGTTCTTGAGGATAGTGATAGTATCCTCTGCCTCATCAATTATACCGTCATCTATATCTAAAGTCAAGTTCAAATTATCGTCCACAACCTGTATCTGTGTTGCGCCTGCTTTTTCTAACTTATCAATCACCATATCAAACCAGTACGGATTGGTCTTGTTCTTGACAATAACTTTAACGAATGCGTTCTTGTATTTCTCATATTCGTAGTCTGTAGCTTGGTTGATAGTCTTCCCTGCATCATCATACACGAGCTTATGAAAAATTACGAACGGATTAGGAACAAATTTAAGCTCACGAGTTTTAGTGTCAAAGATATGAAATCCTTTGGGGTCGTTATAATCTGACCAAGTCATTTCATACGGGCACCCAAGATAATGAATGTTGCCCCGAGAAGAACGGTGATGATAGTGCCCAGAGCATACAACATCAAACTTATCGAAAACACTTCTATCCATCCCATGATCAATCACCGAACCTTTATACATTTCAAAGCCACTAATCTCTAGGTGACCAAACAGAACCTGAGCGTCTGTCTGTTCAATCATGCGCATAGACTCTTCATAGGTGTCATCGCATATCCAAGGCATTAGCAATATCTTACATCCGTCAATCGTCACTTCTTCGGGAGAAGAATGATATCGAAAGTGTGCGCCTTCTCTATACAACACATCCATCGAGTTAATCGCGTTGGTGTTCTTAAAGTAGGTGTCATGGTTACCGATGATTGCTCGGAGCGTCAGTTTGTTCTTATAAACAGGCTCGATAAAATCATCGTTCAGTCGTTTTGCTGTTACAAAGTTGATAAACTTCCGGCGGTCTACAATATCGCCAAGATGAATAATGTTTTCAATACCATGCTCTTCGAGGTAAGGAAAGAACACTTCCTTGTAAAACTTTGCAATAAAGTCTGCGAATATAGGACTGTCGCCTCTACATCCGAAAGTGCGTATCAGTAACTAAAGCGATTTGAGTCATCTGATTTTCCTCCTTCTGAGGATCTTGCCCCAGCGTTAGGGATTGGACCGTTAGAACCTATTCTAAATTCTGGGTCTATTCCGTTAAAATTTCAGTTTTTAAGAATTACTAGAGCTATCTGTGTCATTGTTGTCTCCATCAATAAAAAGTTCAACCCCAAGTTTCTTCGGCGCTTTCTTTCCGTTAATTTTCTTTTCATATTCTTTAACGAAAGATGTCATATTGTCATTGAATTGAATCTCGTTAGAGATTGCATTTTCTATATCGAATACTTCGTCGCTGTTTGCCGCAAGGATAGAATTCTCAAACGTCTTGTACTTGACATACGTCTGTTTCTTCTCTTTCTGAATCCGCAGCACAAACGCATTGTAAATGATTCTGGTAAAATAAGCAAATGGATTCGTTGAGCGGTCTGGATCAAAATTATTTAAATAAAGAATGCAGTTCTCGATGCCGTCTGAGACCATCTCGTCTCGAAAAGTGTAGTTGATGAAGTTACCCTTGGTAGCAAGCTTGTTGGCTATCTGATAGATACAGAGCCCAATGTACTCTGGAATCCTTGGCGGAGGTTCGCCGTTTGCCTCTGCTCCTACTCGTTTCGCCTTGTATTCTACCATTGCAGCGTAGAAAGATTTGTTGTCTACATAGTGCACTTTCGTCATATCAAAATCTCCACTTGACTTTTTTAAAGAACCGAGTATAATCAGTTATGTACTGTTTCAATTAATACTAGTGTTAGAAGTTCCCATGAAGTCTAACAGACTCTTGAAAGCTTCGTACTCTGTATCTTTCATTGGAGCACTCTTTTTAGTGACGCTCCGTTCGTAGAATTCTATCACTTCTTCATAGACAGCCATCTCGGTAACAACATGTTTCTTATCGATAAGATAGTCGGACTGATTGCCGTAGCCAAAAGGATTAAAAGGAGTGAGATACATCAGAGGATCAAAGGTTGTGGGATGATATCGAACATCGACAATCATCGGGTACGAAACAAGATATTCTTTCTCCGTCTCTGCTTCTAGCCGACCGATGATTAACTCAGACGTAACCAATTTCATTACTACGTGTTCCATATTATCCCTTTAATTCTATGTTGTAAAGTTTATAGTCGAACCCTTCTTCAGAGTAAATTTTTATTCTTTCTTTGAAATGCTCTAGAGTATAGTTCTTGTGCGTCTTCCAAGACAAATCGTCTGCAATATCGAAAAGAAGAACAGACTCTTTTGTCTCTGACTTGCGAAGCCCTCGACCGATAGACTGCAAAGTTTTAATCTTAGACTTACTCGGAGAAGTAAAGATAATGTTATGCAGATTCCTGATGTTAACGCCGGTGGAGAATGTGCCTGAGGATGCCACGATAATAGCGTTCGTTTCGTGCTCTACTAAGCTGCGTATATCTTCTCTCTTTTCACCATCAACTCCGCCATGAATAAAGAACACCTTGCGGTCAGGGTCAGCTTTCGTGATGATATCTAGAAGTTCTTTGCCGTGTTTTTCTACATACTGGAATAGTAATAGTATATTACCTTTCAGCGATAAAGTCAAGTTTTTTATCAACTTATTTCGCCCTTCATGCCGAACAATAAAGTCCATTTCAGTAGGATAATCAAATCCCTTTGCCGCCTTCCTTACTTCATCGCTGTACTTTAGTAGTAATACTTTGATCCTCAAATCTGCTAGATGTTTTTGTTCAATCAAATCTGTTGTAGACGCCACTTTTTTCACCGGACCGAACAATCCTTCTAGAACCATCTTGTTTGTTTCTGTTCCGTCAAGCGTCCCCGTAAACCCGAAACGATACGCACAAGCTGTCAATTTTTCCATAATGGTAGAAAGACTCTTAGCCTTGAATAGATGCGCTTCGTCTCCGATTACGACGTTAAATTGGTTGAACCAAACCTTCTGCATCTTATAGATAGACTGCCAAGTAGAGATCACTACGTCAGATTTCTCGTTCTTATCCACCCCTGCAGTAATCTTGTGGATTCTATCTTCGGCATATCCATAGCTAACAAAATCAGAAGCCATCTGATGTACTAGAGATACAGTAGGGACAATTATGAGCGTCTTAGAGGAGTAATACTGTGTGAGGAGGTAGATGATTAGCGATTTACCACTGGCAGTAGGAGACAGCAGGACAGAGCGTTTAGAGCGGACTGCGTGAGCTAATGCAGCTATTTGATAATCTCGGGGAGAAACCGGAAGATCTAATGTCTTGCAGAACTCCCCAGCTTCATTTAAACTAAATTCAATCTTGTTATAAGCATTGTCGATAAACTCTACGTCATACCCTGTGCTTGTAGCATACTCTGCTATATTGTCTACAAGCCCTGCATAAATCATTCGAGTATTTACGTTGAGTAGACGTATCTTACCGTCCCAGACTTTGTTCCTAACCAGAGGATGAAACTTAGCATTAGGAACAAGAAAGGTGTAACGGTCGCTCAATTCATACAATGTAGAAACATCACAATCTATTCTAGCGTGTACTTCGTTTACTTTCGATATTTTTATAACTTCTGTCATGATGTTCCATTAGTAAATTTCTGCCAGTCAATGTAGTTCTTGATCATATATCCACGATCAGATATATTCTTAATTATGGATTCTAGAACCGAGACCTTTTCTTTCTGAAGCCCAATCTTCAGCGTAAGGTTTATGATGTCCTGATCAGAGTCGATATACATAGGAATATCGCCCTTGAGGATAGATCTTGGATTAGGTTTCCAGTTATTCTCTTTTAAGGTTTCTTGATCAAGCGTACCAAGGAAATACTCAAACTTCATCTGATGGAGTTTCTTAAAGTCTGTTTCGTATTTCTTGAGAGCCAATCTTTCTTGCGAAAAGATTTTATAGTACTTGTGATGGAGCTTGGGTATCTTTACAGCTTCTTCGCTAATCTGCATGGTGTCGATGTTAGAGTCTTCCGACCACAGTTCAAAAATCTCATCAATTTGCATAGTGTATTTCTCATGTTATATACGTTCATAGATATACTGTCTGTACTTAAAGGTAGCAGTAGCAGTAAGGTAAGAAACATCTTCTCGGGTAGAATCAAACGTAAATCCAGACAAGCTTACAGGGATAACATCGTTAAACGTTATAGATATATTTGGCTGCATCGCACTGTTTAACACGATTAGGTTAGCATCTGTTATAACACCAAATCCTTTAGGTTGTGCGTTTAGGGCTGCGTACTGATCAAAGCTTTCAGGTTTACCAGCACCGACAATCCAATCGTACAACTCAAAGTAAGCGTACATATCTTCGTCGATTTTAAATGTTACTGAGAATTCGTCGAATGTGACGTGATCCCCTGCAACAGTAAGCCTATTAAAAGGAGTCTGAACCTGCTGCATAACATTCAAACTAAGTCGCGGAAAGTCTACACTCTGCACGAAGTAGTCAAAGTTAGGGAGCTTAGTGATACTAAACTTGAACCCTAACGGCGATAGGAAGTTGATGTCTTGGGGTGCTCTATATGGATTCATTCTATCCTACAATATGATTATACTACTCTTTATATTTATAGTCAAGCGAAGTGGTTGACGGAATAAATAGAATAGTGTATACTTTGAATCTAAATTAAATTGAGGAGAGTATGATGCTAAAGGTAAAACGATACAAGCTTCCTGTACAGTACGATCTCCATGACGGATTCCGTAGCATTGAGCGCAAGCATCAAGAGTTGCTACAGAAGCAGCGGGCAGGATACCCGTTGGATGAAGAAGAGCTAGACTGGCTCGATTGGGCAGAACTGGCACTAGCCGCTGCCTAAAAAAGTACTTGACTTATTTTATTAAGTGCCTTAATATATACAAGTTGGTTGAGCAAACCACACTACATTGTGAAACAATAGGAGATTATTGATGACTACTGAAAATACCATGACCAAAGCTGAACAGGTTCTCAACGTACTGATGGATGGCGAAGTTCTTACTGCTAAGCAAATTCGTTATCGTTTCCGTCTAGCTACCAATAACAGTGCTCGTGCTCTTATCAGTAACCTTCGTTCGGAAGGCTATGCTATCTACTCCAATGAGTATACTAACTCGAAGGGGCAGGTTAAGAACAAGTATCGTCTTGGTGCTGCTTCTCGTGAAATCGTTGCTGCTGGTATTCGTGCTCTTCGCGAGCAGGGTGTCAACGCTCTAAGTTAAATCTTATTGCGATTTTGAGACAAAAAAAGGGGGACGAAAGTCCCCCTAATCTTTTCCAACTTCTTATTGTTATTAGATGATGTTGGATACTAGGAAACGGCGATAGAACACGTTCACGTTCTGAACGAGTGTGCCGTCTGAGGTCTGTGCGCCGAGTGAGAATGGATTGGCGACCATGCCGTAGCGAGTCTTGAATCCAATCTTTGGCTGGAATGTATCCTGACCAACCGCACGAACCATCTGGAGTGGGACGTATGGGCAGTAGAAAATACCAGCATCAAATGCGCTAGCACCCTTATAGCCTACAACAGCGTAGTTACCGCCTGCATATGGGTCAACATATACACGCATACGACCGTTAAGAACACCAGCAAAAGTATTGCCTGTGTCATCGACCTGTAGGTTGTTGCTGTTTAGAGCAGGGGCGTAATCTAGTACACCAGCCATCTGAAGAGCAGAAGCTACGTCAGAGGAGCAGATGAGTAGATTGCCTTTGCCGCGACGAGTTGCCTTGGCAATAGCGTTAGCTTCGCGCTCAATCTGGAACATTAGACCCTTGAACTTTTCAACTGACCAACGACCGTTAGAGTCGACGTCTAGGTCGAAAGTACCGGCTGAAGTAGTATCAACAGCTCCTGGTGAGGAAGTTAGAACAATCGTACGAACAACTTCACGATTGATTTCAGCAAGAATTTCTGCTGTTAGAATCGTGGATAGTTCGGTTTCAGCGTCAAGACCGTGAATTGCTTTTAGGTCCTGTGCTAGTTCGATTGAGTACTCAGCTTTTAGCGCACGGCTCTTGGCAGTTACGCTAACACGCTCGATGCTAAATGCCATCTGTGCGAAGTCGACGTTACCAGTTGCGCCTAGAGCTTCAGCCTGTGCTGTGGTCATACCGCCAGCAAAGTTATAAAGCTGTGAGTTACCAGAAACAACGGTTGTGTTGCTTACGCCATAAACACCGCCGACGTCGCTGTTGGCGTTGCCGAGGGTTGTGGCGTTCTGACCAACGATAGAGAAACCAGTATTAGCTTCTGTGTAGAATGCTTCACCGTAGGTGGTTGCATTTGCCTGAGCAGCTAGCTGTGCGTTGTATGAAGGACGTAGAGCAAAGATTAGTCCTGTTGGGCCAGTCATTGGCTGAACGCCGCAGATGTCATAAGCAATGAGGTTAGGCATTGCACGACGGACTAGGCTGATGAGCACTGGATCGTAGTTTAGTGAGCCGCCAGTTACGTTAGTTGGGGCAGAACCACTCACTTCAAGAAGTGATTGTGGTGCATAGCCTGCACTTTCGCGTAGAGCGGATTCGGTGTTTTCTAGAAGTTGAGCAACAACTGAACGCTTGTGTGCATCAGCAATCTTTGGTAGGTCGCTATGCTCAAGTACAGGTGCCCATTTTCTTTGAATTTCTTCATTTAATTGCATTGTCTTCTCCCTTTCTTGTGGATTTATTATTTATAAATTTACTTTTTTGTTGTCTTTGAAATTGCAGTTACATAATGAGCCATTGTTCCTGATGCGTTCACTTTGACTTCTTCTTCGGAATCATAATCTACTTCCTCGTTAATAGAAGTAGTTGGCTTCTTAACGTCTGAAGAGAAATAGGTTTCCTTGATGATGTTGAGCTTCTTTGTAAACTCTTCAACATCGGTATATTCGATTCCTTCTACAAGGTTACGAAGTTTATCTGCTTGAGTTAGCGGTAGTGCTTCCACTGATTCAGCGAATACCTTCTCGACTTCTAGGGTATCGACATAATCTTTTAGTTCCATATTTTCGGTGACAATTGAATTGACTTTTTCTTCTAGCTCTGCAACGTGCTGAGATAGCTCAGAAACTAGATCGACCTTGTCATCAGGAATATCTACATAATTCTCTTCGAAAAGATTTTTAAGTCCATGGATAAATCCTTCAACAACTTCTGATCTTAGACCAGATTCAATTGCAATTTCGTTTTGTTCTGCCCACTGATCAACTGCATAAGAAAGGTACTTGTCAACATTCTCTTCGAGTTGTTCAATCTTTTCTTCTAATTGTTCTACTAATTGAGCGTCAAATTCTTCTTGAATACGAGCAACTTCAGATACTAGGCGAGCGTTAACGGCTGCTTCGAAAATGGTTGCTGCTTTTTCGCGCACTTCTTCTGATAGCTCTCCACCACCAAAAATGACATCCATGTCTTCCTTATACGTCCCTGAAGCACTGGTTGGAGAAGTGTGCATCTGAGCAATGGTTTCGCCTTCGCCCGCAGCATCTTTAGCTGTGCCGCCGAGACGACGAGTTGCCTTTGCCTTGGCATCGCCGAGGTTAAGATCGCCGGTTAGACCTTTAAAGATGTCTGCGATCTTTTGCTTTGGTAGTCCGCTCATGTGTTGCATTACTGCATTTATAGCTTCAATTTTTGTAGCAAATGCAGGAACGGTTGTTTCGCCTGCTGTCTTATCAGCAGAACGCTTTGAGTCCTTAGCGATAGCATCTGGCACATGCCCTTGTTCGTCGGAAGCATCAAACTCAACTAGAGTTTCTTCTTTCATAAAATTCTCCTTTGGTAGTTGTTTTATTATTTATAAATTTCGTTTTTCTAAATCAATGAACCTAAAAATCTTTCAAAAAGGTGTAATTTGTTTTCGTTAATCTGTTTCACTGACATCTTCTTCATGGATGTTTTTGTTTCGTCTAAATTTTGCAATGCTCTCCAAGAATTAGAAGCAACATCATAAACCCAGTCAACGTTTTCCATTACGCCACGAACAAAGGCATTATGTGCAGAAGGATCTGCTACGATATCACCGGCTGTTGCCAACATAAAATCGTCCTGCACTTCCATTATGCCATTTCTTTCTTTTAGCGTTCCCATACCTCTTGAAGAGACTCCAAGATTAGCACCTTCATCTAAAAGATTCATTACGATATTTCCCATCGGAGTATCCATAATTTTTGCTTTGCCAATAAAGTCGCTGCCATCTTGACTTAAACTTTTGATCATATGAGACACTCTATCTAGACCGATATTCGGGCCAGGAGGATGATTTAGTTCACCATATGCTCTGTTGTTTTCAATTAATTCTTTTGTATAACGAGCCACTTCTTTAGCGAGTATTTTTGATTCATAGATACGACCGTTCTTGTTAGGACGATCGCCCATGAGGAATACGCCTTCAATATGATAGCTCTTTTTGCCATCTTCTTTGGCTTCTTTAAGTAAAGTGAGTTTGGTGTCTAATGTTTCGCAGATTAGCTTCATTTTAGTTCCTCTATGGTCCTACAACTGTGCCGCTGCCGTTAATCGTGCCAGCACCGTTAGCAGTTGACTGTTTGCTTACTTGAATTAAGATAGAAGCCGTAGCACTTGAAGTATTGCAAACCAATGTTGCGTTTGAATACTGAGAAATTGCAGTGCCTTGAGCAGCAAAATCAAATATATAATCGGTATTACCCGTTTGCCACACAAGGTTAGAACCACGATAGATTGACCATGGTCCAGAGTGTATGATGTTAGTGATTGCCATGTTCTGAACATTTTCTGTAGTGTTAGCGGCGCAATCAGCCAACGCAATAGTTACATTGGCTGTAGCACTAAACCACGCATGTCCGTATAATCGATTTTGATATGGTGTCGCCATTTCTAGTTCCTATTACTTGTAGTTAGCTAGTGTTTGTGCTAGTCTTGCTCTTTTGCCGAGCTTAACACCTTCTTTAACAGCAGCTGGTTTTTCTCCAGGAGCTGGTCTACTTAGGACTTCTTTCGCATCGTATCCGCTTACTTTCTTAATACGGTCGAAAAACTTATCCTGAGGACTTTTTTTCTTTTTAGCTTCAGATAGGTCGACGCTTTCTTTAGCCATTGCTGCTTTTCCGCCTCCGAAAGCAATTGGTTTTTGTTTTGGAGATGGTTCTTCATCGTTGTCACCTTCTCCCTCATCCTCGTCATCTTCACTCGTATCTTTACCGTCTGACATATCGCCAATTTCTTTTTCTACAGATTTAAGAAACTTTTCTGATAGAGCAAGCTTTTCTAGTATCCAGTTAGGAATATCAGCGTCGTCTGGAATATCTTCGAAAAGTTTGGCAGAGCTTAGAGCAATACCTTCTAGATGTTCTTTAGCTTGTTTAACTTCATCATTAACGTCATCAGTGTCGTCTGATTCATCATCGTCTCTATCAGAGCTGCTACCACCATCGCCTGCCTGAGGACCGGCGTTTTGATCTCCGCCGCCTGGATTATCAGAAGTAGCAGGGGCTGGTGACATAGGTTCGCCAAGCTCTAGCAATACCTGCTCTTTAATCTCGACCTCTTCTTTTTGAACTTTTCTAGCAGCATTTTTAATTTTTTGATAACGACGAACGTAAACTTCTGCTGCTCTATTAGCATCCCCGTGTCTATGAACGAGCTGTAGAGCTTCTTCTTTAGAAGGACGTGCCGCGATAGGAATATTGGCTTTCTGTAGATGACGAAGGAACGTAAAGTGATCTTTGTGAGAATCTTCATCAAGTTCTTCGCCTTCTGGCTCATAAGAATTCTCGAAAACTTTGACGCGAGGAAAATCTGATCTTGGGTTATATTGTTTATGACCGCGATGAGGTTTTGTTGAAACGCTAGCTAAAGGCACTAAGAGGTCTTTAGGATTTACAGGTTTGACTTCAGTTGAACTCTTTTTGGTTCTTGCTTCATCAAGCTCTTCACCTTCTGGCTCATAAGAATTCTTCATCAATTCTCTACCCTTCTTGAGCGCAGCAATGCGATTTAGTTCTGGAGAACCATGGTCTCGCATTCTCGTAGCACCAACTTTTCTAGCGTGCATATTTTTGAGTAGTTTGTTGTATTTGTTGCCCTCGTCAACTTCGTCGACTTCTTCTTGCAATTCACCGTTAACCCATTTGCCAACGCCATGTCCTAACTTAGACCCATGAACATTCCTAAAAAGGCTTTGTTTATCTATGTGTTTTGCATGCTTTTCGGCTTCTTTTCTGTCATCATATTTGTCTTTAATCGTTACGCCCGCAATATTTTCTCCTGCGCGACTGGAAACCTCTCCTGGAGTACGAGATTTCTTATGGATAACGTAGTAAGTTTCTTCATCAAGCTCGGTTTCTTCCATCACATAAGCTGTGTGATGGCCATGCTTTTTAGCCCATTCAATCGCTGATTTTTTAGCATCACCAAATTTGCCGTTATAAAGATGCACTTTAGTTTCGTCGTCGTAATCAGCGAGAGGACCGCGAGGTTTGTTGGTAAACATCCAAGTCCCGTTACCGGATGCTTTCTTTCCATGAGATCTTTCATACCGCTGATGATCGACTACAGCTTCATCAAGCTCAACTTCTTCTTTAGCCATCTTTGTAGCAGTAGCATACATCACTTCTTCGCCACGCTTGCCATAGCGTTTCTGCCATTTTTCAACAGGCTTCATCTTCTTTACAAGACGTTCTTTCTCTGCTGTTTCGGCTGGAGTAAGTGTGCGTTCAGAAACTTCGATATCTCTACCGAACTGTGCATCTACTTTAGAAGACTGTGTTTTGTCTTTTTTGACTTTTTCTGAAGGATTGCCATCACCATATGGGTCGTCATGACGACGTACTGGCTGCTGATTGATAAAAGTTTTTACACCTTCTCCAGGATTTGCAAAATAATCCGCAACCTTGGGCATACTTTGTAGCTTTTGTGCCAAATCTTTTGGCTGCTTTTTAATAGCCATCTCAGGCTTTTTAGTTGTCGTAGGTTGCTTATCCATGTTATTCCTCTGGATTAAAGATAGTTTTTGCTACTTCTATTTTTTTAGCGGCTAGTAATTCCGTAATTCTGTCGCTCATAATGTCGTCGATTGCCTTCTGTAGATTGGTAACATCACCATCTAGGCAATAGTCAATAACGTCTGTTGTGGTATATTCTGCCATAGTATCCCCTCAGTATTTAATTATTTATTTATTGTCCGAGCTGCGGCTCATTAGGGGAATACCCTTGTTGTGGCTGAGGCTGTTGTTGGGGTGCACCTTGTGCAGCTCCCTGATCACCACCTTGTTCCGGAGGAGGTTGTTGCATAGCCATCATTTGCTGCTGCTTTTCCATATCCTCGTCGCCTTCTTCGCGCATCTCATTATCCATATCGTTGATCTCATCTTCGGTTAGCATCAACACATTCTTCATAACCCAAAGTCTAGAGTAGTATTTGCCGGTGAATGGATCTATCGCCGTTAGTGTATTTATTCTTTCTCTAAGAATCTCGCTGTCTTTTAATTCAGCAAAGTAGTTGTCATTCGTAAAGTTAAAATGGATCTTGTTCTTTATTACATCCCATTCTTCATCAGCAATAACACCCGTAAGCACGAGCTGTTTATGCAGTGTCTTTGAGAATAGGTTTGAAAACTTGGTTCTTAAACGAAGAATAAATTTGTAGAATTTAAGTTCGTCTCTTGATATTTCAGATGAACGTCCTAGATTAAACCCATCATTGGATTCCATTCTAGAAACAGGAACATTGAGAGAACGGTAGAGCTTCTTTTCAAAGTATTCTACGTCCGCCATTTCACCAAGGTTTTGTCCTGATGGGAGAGTAGTTACCTGAGTTCCACCGCCACCTTCGCGGCGAGGAAAATAGAAGTCTTCAAGCATGGTCATAAACTTACGATCGTCTTTAATATCGCCTGTTGTAGCATCGTATATTAAACGATTCTTATGTTTAACCATAACGTCACGAACGTATTGTTCAGCCTTCATCTTTGGAAGGTTTCCTACGTCAATCGAGAATATACGACGCTCAGGAGCACGAGAGATACGATAGATAACTGTCGCATCTTCTAGAATACGGAGTTGGTTTAGTGGCTTGATTGCTTTATGCAAATAGCCTAGAACCATCTTGTTGTCTTTATCCACCACACCAGAAGTTATATGCACGATAGAATCTTTGGCAATCTGCAAGCCTTGGTTATCCATACCGGAAGCAGAGGCACCCTTGAACCCTCTTTCATTGTACATAAAGAATTCGCTGTCGGTAACATTGATATACATGTTCTCTTTACGTATACGTTTAACCGCACGAACCTTACGGATCTTGCGTGGGTCAATGTAACGTAGTTCTTTAATACCAGCTTTTGGATCGTTAACGTCGATTAGAACATGATAGTATAAACGACCGTCGATGTACCAACGTTTGAAGATATCGTAACCGGAGTTATTGAAGTCTAAAAGATCACAAACTTTATTCCATTCTTCGCGGATTCTTTCTTTTACATTATCAGAGTAATCTAAATCTTCAAGATCAATGTCAACGATTACGTCTTTACCTTCTTTTACGATAGCATCATCGACGATATCGTCAATCGCTCGCTCGCATTCAGGCTGTATAGACATTTCACGATACTTAGCTACGATTTCTGCTTCTGTTCTAGCAGAACCTTCTAAGTCGAGATACGTGCCATACGTGCCGCCCGCCGATACAACGAGAGCACCGTCATCAGTCTCTCTAGGAGAAAACGATGGGATGCTCTGTTGTTCGTCGTTTTCATTACGACGGATTTCAAACCCAAATAATTTCATTATAATGCCTTGTTAATTAAATGCCGCCGCCAAACCCGGTAGGACCATCTAATACTACCCAGCTGTCATACATGAATGTAACACGGAATTCTTCAATACGATCTGTTGCTTCCCAATCTAAATCGATTGGCGAGATATCTGCTGGGTAAATACCATCGAAAAAGTATTCACGAATAACATCGCCAGTTTTACCATATTGAGTTACTGTAGCATTAGATTTATACTCGTTTGGTGAAGATGTTCGTGTTTGACGTAGGTTGCCTTCCAAACTATTAATTGTGCTAGACCAAGTCTCCATAGCGTCGCGAATTAAGAAGTCTTCGTCGTTAATTACCGTAACAGACCATTCTGGGAACACTCTATCGCCAGCTAAATTGATCTTACGACCAAAATAAGGTACAGCAATATTGCCAAGACGAGATTCTGGGATAGAAGATGCTCTAACCATGAATTGCATTTTTTCGTTTGCCTTTCTATCAACTTTATTGTTGATAGCCACAGAAAACAACGTCTGACGAGCGCCGCCGTATGTTAATTGTGATTTAATGTCATTAATGTTAAAAGTCGGAACTGCCATTTTATTTCTCCTTATTCTTTATACTTAGCTTAGAATCTTCCTACTATTTCGGAGAATGCGACCCCAGTGCGAACCGCTACGAAATTAAGCTGGATGTAGTTAATCGCACGAGCTGGCTTGATGTATATATCGCCTACGAATCGGTTGGAATCAATAACCTCGCCGGTGTTGTTGGTATCGTCGCAAACCACCTTAAAGTCATAGATACCGCGACGAGCTTGAACGTCTTTAAGGTATGGCGTAACAAGAGAAACGAATTGTGCTCTAGTAAAGGCATCATTGAATTCAAACAATGAACTCTGCGCTGCTGTAGCTATGCTCTTTTCTAGAACAATAAACAAGCGACGTACGTTAATACGATCAAACGCTGATGGCTTGGCGCTTAGTGTCTTATCGCCGTATAGAACAGTTCCTTGCCCAGGGAATGACACTACAGGATTTACTCCGATAGGATATAGAGCATCTCTAGCACCTTTGCTTGGATTGTAAGCGAGCTTAACGACGTTCTTAACTTGACCACGCTCAAATCCAGCAGGTGAATACCAAGGATCTCTAGCACTGTCAGTATAAGCGCAAAGACCTGCAATATCACCGTTTAGGGGGATATAACGGTAAACGTCGTTATACTTGTCGTACTGATACTTGTATCCAGTATCAAGCACTGCATACGTGGAAGCAACAAGTAGATTGCGGAAAGCTGTAACGTTGATAAGCTCATTACCGGGGACTTGTACTACGTCGGTGCTTCTTGGAGAAATAAATGCAACGCAATCTTTACGCTTTTCAGCAACGTTATTGATAACGTAGTTTGGACCTGAAGCATTTGTTCCGACAGATTTGCCGTTAATTAACAAAGATACGTTAACATCTTCAGTCGAACCGAATTTGTCCCAAGCCATTGATAAAGTACTAAAGTTGTCACTACCCATAGTGGTCTCAGTAGAACCGTCGTTACCGCCAACAAATTCTGTTGTCTCTATTGCATTGGTTGCAGTTGATGACGAAGCGATGTTGAGAGCGGTATTAACATATGAAGCGGATCTTGGGTTAGCAAACCAAACATACTGAGAAGAATTGTTGAGTACGTCTTTGTAATAAATTTTTGCGCCGTTAGATGCATATGCGTCAGTAGCGCGAGAAAGACCCTGCCAAACTTCTAGAATGGTTCCTGGGCTTCCAGTAAATTTACCGTCGTGATCTACTACAACTACATGTAACTCGTCGTTTGCTGCGGTGTTACCGTACTGAGCAACGTAGGTTGATTGTCCTGGAGCTGCAGATACGCTGCTGGAGAACTGCCAAGCGCGAGCAACGTTACCTGATACTGTAGCAGTATTCTGAGATAGCGTAAAGTTACTATAGAAAGACAATGATAATTGGTTAGTAGAAGGTTGGCTTCCTTTGGCGCTAAGTTGCAAGGTTTGGAACCCAACAGTGCTGTTTCCTAGAGTAATAAGGTCACCCACGTTTAGTTGCTGCCATGCGGCATTAGCTGCAGTATAGGTTGCGCCAGAGCAATTGATGGTTGATGTGTTAGTTCCTACATTGCAAGTAAGAATGGTTACATTTTGTAGGTTAGAAGAATACTGTGCTGCAGTGTCGCATACAGAGATCTCTAAGCTGTTACCAAGTGAGCCTGGATATTTGGCAATAAACTGAATGTCGGTTAGATCAGTAAAGTTTGAGTTAGCAGCTTTAGTGGCATAATCGTCTTGATTCATTACATTAAAAATGGTGTTTGTTGTATAAGAAGCAGCAAGGTTCGCAACAGCATTCCATGCACCAACGCTTGAAGAGGTGTTTGATACGTTAGCGGCGCGACTTACATAAAGCGAACTGCCGTATGCTAAGAAGTTGGCGGCTGAAAACCATGTTTCTGCGTTATCAGTAGTTGGTTTACCGAAGTATTTTACTAGATTTGTTTCTGAATCAATTAATGTAAGCTGATTGACAGGACCCCAGTTAAATACGCCAGCAATCGCACCAGTGGTGGTTGAAAGTGCAGGTACAACTGTGGTTAGATTGATTTCGCTTACGTTAATTCCAGGGCTTACTTGAAATGCCATTGTTATCTCCCTTATTGCAAAGTAGCTAAGTGTTATAGTTCTTTTATATTTATAAATTTTTATATTCTAAAGTCACGATCAAGCATCTCATTAACTTCTGGATCAACCCAAGCCTCATCAATAAAACCAAATGGTAATAGGTCTTCGTCTATGATTTTTTGGTTGTTAGCCAACACTTCTAAACGAGCGTCGTTATTACTTATTTCCTTAAAATACTCTTGATTTACCAACCAAGAGAACAATACACAACACATTACTAAATCATCGTGTTCTCCTTCTTCAGCTTGATACTTTCCGTTTATCTCGATAAATCGAAAAAGTTCATAGATTATGTCGTAATCATTAATTATCAGTTTGTCGTTCTCTACGAGGCTCTTAAAGTTAGCGCACCCGATTCTTTTAACTTGAACGGTAGTTCTTACGCCTAAAGAAGGACGAGTTAATCCGAACCCGCCATTTACCTTTTGTCCAGCTCGACCTTGAACCTTGGTCAGTATTACGTTTTCGTATTCTAAATCATTATGAAGAATGTCTGCAACCTGTTGTCCGATATCATTTATCTCGACCAAGATATATGCAGTGTTATAATGCTTGGATATGTTGTAAATGATATTCGGATATAGCAAAGCTGCTATGTTGTTATTCCTATATTTAGCAGCTATGGTATAAGGCATTTTCGTTATATCAAACACAACGAACGCCGAGTAATCTATTCCTGATCCTCTAGAAGTATCTACCACGGTTAGGTATACATGATCGGTTTCTGGATTTTGGTAAACATCAACATCACCAGAAGAAAACAAAGGATTGATATATACCATCTTAGATAACTTCGAAGCATCAATTAGAGTGTTAGAACTACCCAAGAATTCACATTCGTACTCTTGTCTAAACTGACGTTCGCTGGTGTTGTCTATTATTACCTGTTTCCATTTTTCCGTTCTTCCCGGAATCTCAGACCAGTGTACGTCTACTCTAACATAATGGTTCTTCGCGTTCTCGCTATCTGTCCATATCTTGTAAAACATATTCATGCCGTTAGGCGTAGAAGTAATTAACACCTTGGTGGTTTCACCGGAAGAAATGGTAGGATATACAGACGCAAAGAATTCTTCTTGAATGTTATTGGGTACGAAAGCGAATTCGTCTAGGTAAACGAGGTTGAATGACCCACCACGTACAGCGGAGGAAGATGTAGCTGAAGCTAGAATCTTAGAGCCATTCTCTAGTTCTATGTTACCTTTGTTCCATTCTACTACACCTTGTTGTAGCCAACGTGGTAGATGTTCAAACATCAGCTGAATACGAGACAAGATTTCTCTAGCCTGCCTGTCTTTGTTAGCTAGGATAGCGATGCTATAGTTTTCGTTGAATAGGACTTTGTGTAGCATATAGGCTGCTACTGTAGTGGTCTTACCGACCTGCCGAGGCATCTTACATATAACGAAACGATTGTTTTCAAACTTAACAACCATCTCTTCTTGAAACTTCCATAGATCAAAGTTAACCAGACCGCGATCCACGTTAACAATTCTGCAGTAATTTTTAATGAAGTAAGTTTGGTTCTTGGCGCATTTACCAAATTCTTTAACTAACTCTTTTGACCACTCAATAGGAACCGATGCCCTCTTGAGGTTTTTATTACCAAGGTAATTTTCAGACATCAATCACCCCGTAGCATTTTCTGAAGTTCTGCTGTACTCCCGACAAAAAGGTTATTGTTGGTAACGGTCTTTTCTTCTTTACCTTTGATCTCTTTGATTTGCTTACTGAGGTTTAACAGCTTTTGATTGGCATCAACAAGACCATTAATTAACCCTCCGACAACTTCGAAAGCACGAGGATGCTGAGATTGTCTAGCAAACTCTATCATCTCATCTAAAGCATACTGCCCTTTCTCTATAACATCGTATAGATTACGGCGAGTAAACTCATAATCACTCTCAGCTTTATCGCCGTTGGTGGTATTGTTTACGTAAGTAGTTTGCCCGATCGTCATAGGAGAATCAGACGGGATATTAGCAACACCGAAGATGTTACTAATGTTATCAGTGTTCGCTATCATAAATTAATCCACGTTGCTAAAGAAGTCTACAATATATCCGTAATTGCTATTTGCCTGTATTTCTGATAGAGGAATAGAAATGCTTGCGTTGCTTGTTGGGTTTCCGTTTGCGTCTAATCCAGGGGTAGTAACGATATATTCCACCCTAGGAGAGATGCCTACGCCCTCTGCAGCAGTGTTTGTGCTTGGAGTGTAGAAGTTTATGTCTATCTCTTTAATCACGCCTGCCGTCCTTATAGGACCGTAGATGTAACCTTTAAGTACAAAGTCTAAGTCCCAAGTGATAGCATATCTTTCTGTGAAAGAACCTTCGTATGTGTCTTCATAACGGATATTTCTAAGCACTACCGGGATGTCCATCTTGATTCCCATGTCCGGTATCAAGTTTATGGTTGTTGTCCATTCTGGTTTGAAGAAAGGTAGTATCTGTTCTACGATACGAGTAGCATCATCAGAGTTTCTTGCTATGATCGATAGCGTTATATTGAAGTTATACGGTACAGGATTGTACTGAGAGTACATACTGTTTCCCGTAGTATTTGCGAACACCTTGGTATTTCTTCCTACGGTGTTTAGCTTTCTGTCAGAATCATACTCAATGTTTTTTATTTCAAAAGACATTCTGGGTAGAATCTGATTAATCTGGCGGAGTAGATCAGGGTCTTCGCGTATACGAGCAAGATACCGGTCTCTTGGTCCGTAAGAAAGAGGAACCGCAAGTGTACTAGTAGTATTACCTGTTGTTGGATCAACTCGATCAATCGTAATGTCGTTAAACAGTGTGCCGAATAACGCTACGTATTTTCTAATGGATCCAAAATAAAACTTTGTGCCAAACATTAATAAACTCCTGACTCACTGAAAGGATCTTCTACTGTAAAGTCAGTAAAGGTGTCTGACAGAATTTGAAACTCTTGGTTTTGACTTGATGGGTCTGCAGCAGACATTACATTTAGTATGCTGTAAGATTCCTGAACCAAATCATTACTATCTTCCGTAATGAGATAATTTCTGTTATCTTCAGTACCAAATAGATATCCAGCATCCGTCATTGAGTATTTGTTATAGATAGCATCAATCTGAGGAATGCCTGTAGCAAAGAGCTCGCTGTTATAATTAAACTTCTCTAGTTCTAATTCGAAGTATTGTAAAGAACCTGTTTGATAAAAAGCTTTTTCGTGCTCAACGAATTTAATTTCAAAAATACTATTGCTTAATGGGAAGTATACTAGATCGCCTTCTCTTGGTCTTATCAACGAATACTCATTACCGATATCTTCTTGAAACCTTGTACGAGCAACAGATAAAACGAGCTTGTCCGCTACGTTAAGACCAAATTTGCTTAGTATATCACCTTGCCCTTGAAATCCTTCGTATGTGTTAATATACATTTCAATCGGAATAGCATGAGTAAAAGAAGAAGTGGGAGCTTCTGTAAATAGCTCATCTATATTCCCCGTGTTACGTATAATGTAATACACATCAATACCAAAGATTTTAATCATCTCAATGGTTAAATCGCTGAGAAGATTTTGCTCTGGAGAGTAATCGATATTACGAAAAAAGAAGTTTGTAGCCATTATCCGATTAGATCTCCGACAGGAAGTGAGTAGGAGTGAATCATTTCGTGTTCTAGCTCGTCCAAATCCTTTCTAGCATCGTTATAAATTTTCTCAGCGTTAAACTTCATACCACCAGGAAGCGCGATATCCTGATACTTGATAAGATTAGAACCCCACTGAAGTTTTATTAAAGCTTCTGCATAACGGGCAAGCCAACGATCGCCCCATACGTCAGTATAGGTATCTGGGTCTACAATTTGATATGCTTCGATAACAAGGTAATTGCCAACGGTCATTTTATTCCAATCCATATCAATATAAAATTTATTGGTATTACGATTGTAACGGTATTGCACTTGACCTACTAACATTTGTTCAAGAAATTGAATATGTTGCATCGCAAGAAAATAAGGAACCATGGTCGTTGCGGTAAGATCGTACAAGTCGTTTAGAGCAATCTGATAACGAATGTTAAATAGATTGTTAGTAGATAACGAATCGCCAAGAGGGAATATGTTAACAGCGCCGATGATATTCTGCGGTAGAGTAATGTATCTGTTATCTATATCAGTTTGGGACATTTGATACTTGTAAAACATTTTTTCTGTACCATCGAAATGATAATCCCAATAGTAATTCAACGCCTCGTCGATACGATCGTCTACTTGATCGTCGTCCACGTTAATATCAATTACTGGCTTACCTAGTCTACGTAGGCAGTACTGTTTGAATTGCTCTCTTGTAGCGGGAACAGCCATTGATAGTCTCCGTTAATGCTTATATGTATTTATAATTTACAAACCAGTGAGAAATCCGAAGAATCCATTTTGCCCGTACGTTTTTTGATCTGTAATTACTGTCCATCCTATATTATTCGCATTCGTGCAGTTTTGCCCTCTCCACGTAGCTCCGCCTGTTACCGTGGTGCTATTAATGTTACAATGTTCAACAAAAGCAGTTCCAGTTGTTTGAGTTAGAGTAAGAGTGGCAGTAGTATTTGCTCTAGCCAAAGTACACGGTAAAGACGCTGTGCCCGTTAAATACAAGTTAGCAAACGTAGTATTACACATATAGAATCTGCTAACTCCTGCAGATGAAACTAAAGAGTTAATATTAGCCGAAGAAGATTTAAAATAAAAAGTTCCACCTGCGGCGTCTGTTGTAACATTATAAAGATTTGCAACACTTGTCACGTTTGAAGTACCGCTAGTGCTTATAGAACATGTTTGTGCATAACAAGACGTTGAATTAATTGTGATCATATCTTGACCATTAGTTGTAGTAGCATTATTAGATGTCCATGTTCCAGATCCCATGTACAACGTAAATCCAGATTCAACTATAATTCGTTTAAATGTTACATCGTAATTGTTTACATATAGCGTGCCTCTATACAAACGAAATGGAGCATTTGTTCCACCAAGCAACGTTGAAGCATCTAGCGTAACGTTCATATTGCTATTTAATTGCCAACTAGCGCCTACACCACCATCATCAAACCAAACCCCGCAACCGTTAAAAGCATCACACGTAATAGTTTTAGTTGTAGCTGCCGTTCCAGCAAAAACAAAATACGTTGGAGGATTAGGGCTACTTTGTTTAATAATATTGCCAGAATTCATGGTTAAATTACCATAAACCCTAAAACTGTCATCATTGTTACCTCCTGCATATATGTCAAATATTTTTCCAGCCCCTACTGCCCAATTTGATAAATCAAGATCTAATATAGACATTAATGGATTAAACGTAGGATCCGCTAATAATATATTAGGACAAGCAGATGAAACTTTAATACCTAATTTTCGAGTATCGGTATTAAGTGCAGATAATCCTGTAACATATACTGTAGGATTCCCAGTAATCGTTAAATTAGTGTCATTTCTATGTGTAAAAGAACTTCCAGTAATAACTAAATAATCACCAGTGCCCAAATATAATGATCTAACGTTCGCATTACTTGTATCAAATCCATTTACTGTTAAAGTATAGTTATTTAAATCTAATGTGCCTGCGGTTAATGTAAATGTGCCATTTGTAGTCAGCGTCATAGCAGTTTGTAATTGAAATGTAGCTCCGGGAGAATTAACTGTAATTGGGAATGGTATCGATATACCATTTGTTACAATATATTGCGTTCCAGAAGTTGCAGCGAACGTAGTAGCATTAGTACCAGTTGTTATGGTATATCCTGTATTAAGTGTTAAAATTCCGTATATCGTACGAGCAGTATTAGTCAGAGTTCCTGTAAACCCATTCATAATCAAATTATAATATACTCCACTAAGGGAAAGAGAACCTGCTCCCGCAGTAACACTTAAGTTTAGTGCGTTACTTTCAGTTCCTCCAGTAGTACCCATAATAATAGTTCGTGTACCCGTTACCATTGCTCCGTTTACTGTAATAGTAGGAGTTCCTGTAAAGGTAAATCCAGTCATAGTAGTCATATCAATAACAGTAGCCGTAGCCGTAGCCGTTACAACGATACTACCTGTAGTGCCAAAGGTTATAGCTCTTGTGTTTGAGTTAGTGCTACTAAAGATACCTGTAGTAAGAGTTAAATTGTTTAGTGCAAGAGTACCATTAGTCAGCGTAGTTGTTCTTGTAGCGCCAACAGTTAATGCATCTTGTAAAGTCCAAGTACCTCCAACGCCATCGAAAATAACAGGAAAGTCAAATGTCTTGCCAAAAGTAGTAATAGTTTGACTACCAGTAGAGGCAAACGTGACGGTATTTGTACCAGCAGTCAAAGTCATACCGGCAGTTAATGTTAACGTTCCTGCAATAAGCAAAAAGTTATTGGCTAACGTAACTGTCGATCCGGTAAAATTCAAATTTCTTACAAACCCAGTCACAGATATAGTATCTGAACCTGCTGTAACGTTTACTGATAAAGCATTAACAGCAGAACCGCCACTGCTAGAAGTTGCCATCGTCACTGTTCTTGTTACAGCACTAGCATTACCACTTAACGTGATATTCGAAGTACCAGTAAAGGTAAAATTGGTCATTGTCGCCAGCGATACTACAGTAGCAGTGGAAGTTGATGTAACTGTTATTTTGCCTGTAGTGCCAAAAGATATAGCTCTAGTATTTGAGTTACTACCAGCAAAAATGTTACAGGTAAGCGTAAAGTTGTTTAATGCGAGTGTGCCGTTAGAAAGAGATGCTGTACGAGTAGAACCTAAAGTTAATGCATCTTGCAACGTAAACGTGCCGCCAACGCCATTAAATGTTACTGGAAAATCAAACGTTTTACCTAATGAGGTTATTGATTGACTGCCAGTAGAGGCGAACGTAACACTATTCGCCCCAGCAGTCAAAGTCATACCGGCAGTTAATGTTAATGTCCCGAAAATACTTAACGTATTATTAGCTAACGTAACTGTTGATCCAGTAAAAACAGCATCCCTAACAACTCCTGATAATGCTATAGTATCTGAACCAGCGGTAACGTTTAATGTCAAAGCATTAGTACCAGTACCGTCAGTTGTCCCCATCGTTACTGTTCTTGTTACAGCACTAGCATTACCACTTAACGTGATATTCGAAGTACCAGTAAAGGTAAAATTGGTCATTGTCGCCATCGATACTACAGTCGTTGTTGTAGTCGTAGGGATTAATATCTTGCCTGTAGTCCCAAAGGTTATAGCTCTAGTATTTGAGTTACTACTAGAAAAATCTTGGCAAGTGAGCGTAAAGTTGTTTAATGCGAGTGTGCCGTTAGTTAAGGTAGCAGTTCTAGTCGACCCTAAAGTTAAGGCATCTTGCAATGTAAACGTGCCGCCAACGCCATTAAATGTTACTGGAAAATCAAACGTTTTACCTAATGAGGTTATTGATTGACTTCCTGTAGAAACAAAAGAAACTATGCCCACACCAGCAGCTAATGACATACCGGCAGTTAATGTCAATGTTCCAACTATACTTAACGTAGCATTGTTTAATGTTCCGGTAAATCCTGTAAAATTTAAATCCCTAACCCAACCCGACATAGTTACATTATCAGACCCTGCTGTGACATTTACTGTCATTGCAATACTCGCAGAGCCACCAGTACTACCAACTTGAACAGTTCTAGTAACACCAGCGGCTGCATTACCGCTTATTGTTAAATTGGATGTACCAGTAAAGGTAAATCCTGTCGTTGTTGATATAAGGAAAGGATTTGAAGTACTTGTTATAGCACTTAAAATTTTACCAGTAGTTCCAAATGCTATTGATCTAGTATTTGAATTGTTACTATTAAACAGAACACAAGTAAGAGTAAAATTGTTTAAGTCTAATGTGCCTGTTGTTAAAGTAAGAGTGGTTGACGAAACCGTCATCGCATCTTGAAGAATATACGACACGCCAGCCGTATGGTTAAAAGTTACAGTACAAGCAAAGGTGTTGCCTGCAGAAGTAATCGTTCTATTTGTCGCAGTGGCACGAAAAGTAAGAGTCCCGGAATAACTGAATGTAAAGTTAGAAGCAGGTAAAGTGAAACTGCCATAGACGTTTAATGCAGCTGTACCTGCTAATGTCATTACACCATCTAATGCGCTAGTCGAGAAACTGAGACAGTTAGCGACGGATGCGGCATCTACTGTAACAGTAAATGCAGTAGTGCCAGTATTAGAGTTTTGATCAAATACTACGTCGTCAGCAGACGTAGGTAGATTACCAACAGCAGGAGCACCATTGCTGGTTGCAGCCCAGTGATTGGTTGCATCACTCCAGTTACCAGATCCTCCTACCCAATATCGAGTTGCCATCTATTATTCTGCTGGTGGCACATAATTGATTATTGCTAACCAATTATCGAATCTTTGTTGTTTAATTTCTTCAATTTGTTGCTCGGTAAGCGCATCGTATTCTGCTTGAGAAAAAATCAAAGCATCATTGAAGGTATTCTTACCGTCTGTTTTTTCAAATCTAATTCTAAGCATACCATTGTCAAGTGTTTCTAATTCCATAATTCCTCCTAGAAGCCAAAGTTCTTCGCTACAATATTCCACTTGGTTTGCGTTGAGTTGTACATAAAGCCAACGTAGTCGTATTTAGAACCGCTAGATGTTGTGGTAGGTAACGCCAAATCTGTTGACCCCGAAAATGCAGCATTCCAAGAAAGAGTTTGTGCGTTAACACAACGTATTCTAAACATCAGTCTTTGACCGTCTACTGGAGTCCCTGTCGGAGCACCAATAGTCAATGTGCCAGCAACGGCGGTATTAATTTGTGTTGCCATATCTGTGCTATCAACGTTAGCCGTAATACTGGTTCCGTTAGCATACGAAACGACACGAGGAGCACCCACTGTTGTCCAATATACTGAAGTACCATTTGACGATAACACTTGTCCTGAAGTACCAGTAGTAGCATTTGCCGATACAGCAACACCAGATAGTGTTATTTGCGTAGTATTAGCAATAAAATTAGACCCTACGCTAAAGGTTGCAGCATTTACTGTCGTGCCTAATATAGTGTTGCTGAAAGTGATATTAGCTTGAAATGTTTGAGTATTAGACCAAGTATATTGAGCAGCTGCGTTTGTGCTACTTCCTGATGTAACGGTAGACCAATATACATTACTACTACCGTTAGTAGTTAATACTTGACCTGCTGTTCCTTGAGACCCCGTAGAATCTAATAAAGTAACACCAGCAGGAATTGTTAATCCACCAGAATGTGAAGTTCTAACTGAAAAACTTAAATTGCTTGTTATACTGTTAGCGTATATCGACCAAACCGCTCTTGAGCCGTATGTTGTATTAGTAGAATAGAATACAAAGTTATCATCATTTTGCTGAATGAAGTATACGTTAGAAGAAGCATTGACCGTAGCAAACGTTAATTTTTTGTTGTTAACAGTAAGATTAAGATCTGTATTTGAATTTAATACTGTTGTGTTAGCAATAAATCCCGAACCAACAGTAAGGCTAGCAGCGTTGACAGTACCAGTAGTATAGACGCCCGTAGCATTAGCAACAACCGCAGTGCCAACGTTAGCTGAAGTTGCAGCGTAGAGCGTCGCGGTATTAACTTGACCAGTAACGTTTATAGCAGCAGCGTTAACCAATGTTGCATTAGCAGTAAATGTTGTTCCTACCGTATGCGAAGCAGCATTAACTGTACCAGTATGATATGCTCCAGTTGTGTTAGCAATGAAAGATGTACCAACAGTAAGGCTAGCCGCATTAACTGTACCTGTATGATAAGCGCCAGAAGAATTAGAATTTAGTCCCCAACTTGTTCCTATTGCGGTTGTATTGACCGTCGTATTACCTGTGCTATTTGCAAGATTCAATGAAGGAGCACCAGTAATTGTACTATTACCAATGGTCAGTGCTGAACCCGTGAGTGATGTAGTTGGAGCAGTTGTAGAATTACCAGTAATACCAAATTGAGAAACTGTTATTTGGACATTACCGCCAACATTCGCAGACGTAGTAGCATAGAATGTTACAGTATTGACTTGACCAGTAATATTAGCGTAACCAGCAGATAAATTAGCAGAAACTAACGTTGCATATACGTTAGTGGTGATTACGTTACTAGAAGCATTTAATGTAGTAGCAATTACATTACCATAAAGTGTTGGCGTCACAACATTAGCAGATGCGTTTACATATCCAGTAACATTGACGTTACCGGAAGTTATAGTACCACCAGATACTGTTAATCCATTTGCGGTAATAGTGTTAGCGGTAATTATCCAACGACCTATTGTATTACCTAAAGCTAGCGTATTACTTGTTGGATAAAACCCAGAAGTATTAGATACTGTAGTAGTGGTTGTATGAGAAGCAGCATTAACTGTACCAGTATGATAAAACCCGCTCCCATTTGCAACATAAATTGTAGAAGAGGCTCCGCCAGCATTATAACTATATGCAGTTATGCTATCAGAAACGACAGACATCCCTTTATCTTTATTGCCGACGTTTGTTGCGGAATATCTAAATAAGTCAATTTGTCCAGTATTATAAGTTCCAGTTGGCGAAGAGGGCGTATCAATATACATTACCGCCAAATTAGGATAACCGGGAGAGCCAAAAGCGATTTGAGTAGCACCCAAAGAAGTATTGTACGTAAACCCGCTACCAGAGTCTTTGTAGTAAGAAACTACCGCATTGTAAAAATTTCCAGAGCCAAAATTTGTATACGAACCGGTAGGTGTGCCGTATCCATCAAACGTGTAAAACGTTAACCCGTTTATCGTTAAACTTGTATTACCATAATCATTGGTCATCGTAAGCGTGGACTCGCTAGATAAAGAATCATACGTCCATCTGGCGCTGGGCCAAAATCCTATATATGAACTATTTGCTGATGAAAATGAAGCGCCGACGCCATCTATTCTCCAACCATCAGTGTTCGCGATAAATTTATTAGCTCCTGCAGCAGTAGAAAAAATTCCGCCTAAAGCGTTCGCATTGTAGTTATACGTAGAATTTGATATAGAAAAAGATGACGTGGTTAATTGTAAGTTCGCCCCAACGTTAGCCGATGTTGATGCAAAAAATGTTGCAGTATTAACTCGACCAGTAACGTTTATAGCAGCAGCGTTAACAAGAGTGCTATTAGCGGTAAAAGCAGCACCAATTGTATAAGAAGCAGCATTAACTGTACCAGTATGATAAGCACCTGTTGTATTAGCAATGAAATTTGTTCCAACTTTCAATAACGCAGAGTTAACACTTGTAGTAACGTTAGCGTATCCGGTATGTATTAATGCAGTGCTATTTGCTATAAATCCTGTTCCAACAGTCAATAATGCTGAGTTAACACTTGTTGATAGATTGGCAGTAGATCCTACTAAATTTGAAGTAACCAGCGTAGGGTTTATGTTAGAAGCCCAATATGCGCCGTTTCCGCTGCTGATTAGTATATCGTTCGTATTTCCCGTATCATTGTTAGCACCCAATCCTCCTGTTAAAGACAGAGTTTGACCAACAGATAACGTACCTGGAAATTGAGCTAACGAACTGTTAACATACACGTTTCCTGGATTTATTGAAATTGAAGATGAATTTATCGTAACATTGCTGAAAACGTCGCCCGTAATCATAGAAGAGCTTTGTACTGCAGCAGGAGTAAGCTGAGTAGAAAGTGATGTGTTACCTATAGTCAATACGCTCGCGTTGGTAAAAAAAGCATTAGAAAGCGCATTAACAGAACCATCAGTATCTAATAACGTATATACGCTAAGTCCAGTACCGTCGATAAATGTCTGTAGAATACTTCCGACGGTGTTAAATCTTGTTCCATTAGCAGAAATAATAACGTTAGAACCACCATTACCCACATATATTGATGTCGGAGTAACTTGTATTTTTGAAGAAGCGTTGGCTACTGTAATGGTGATCGGGTTACTAAGAACAACGTTGCCGCTAGCAACTGCGGTGTTTGCTATACCAGCACTAAGAGTAATGTAAGATGGCGAAGTAATAGTTGTTGTACTTAAATCGTAAGATCTGGTAACTTGAGCCGTAGCATTAAATGTATTGGCGGTGGCTCCTCCCCAAGCTTTATCGGCTGCTCCGTGTGTAGCAACAAATACTGTAAATGCTGTGCTATTAACGACGCTTATTACCGGGTATGTCGTAGAGGTAATCGCTGGAGAATATACACTGCCGGCGTTGTCTAGAAGAAGCTTACCTCCGGTGGGAGTAGTTACATTGGAAAACGTTATATAATCGCCGGCAGAAAAAGTATGCGCCGCTGATGTTACGATCGTCGCAGAAATGGATGCGGTCGTTTTTGCGGTAACTGAAGCAGTTGAATATGAAGTAAGGTTTACTGTTTTATTGGTTGCAGTATTTAAGTAAGTGAAAGAGTTTGCTGTGGTAGTATTCGCTACAGTATATGTCCCATTAAATCTTGTGTCAGCCCCCCCTGTAACACCAGTAATAGTAAAGGTTTGCCCGTTAGTCAAAAGATTGTTTGCTAGTGTAGTAACAGTCGCGGTTCCGTTTGCTCTTAGGACTGTGCTTATAGTTAATGCACCGGAAGCTTTTTGAGGAGAAAAACTAAAGGTAAGCGTATTTGATGTAGGTACAGAAACGAGTGTTTGGGTTGTATTAAAATACCCATTAACGTTATTAACGAGAACCGTATATCCCGAAGTTAAAATGATCCCATGACTTACCGCAGTTTGAAGGGTAACAATACCGGCAGTACTCATAGAATAAGCAGAAACAGCTAAGTTAGATGTTCCTCCGGTTAAATTAAATTGTGCATTAGCAACCGAGTTTCCTACAAAAACTAACTGAGGATTTATTTGTGAATTGCTAATTGAATTGCTAACAGTAATAATTGTCGTATTGACGACAGTGTTAACAGAAGAGTTACCTGCGAATAAAGTCGTCGCATTAATAGAAGCATTAACGGTGCTGTTACCTACACTAATACCGTTAGCGATAGTAACGTTGGTAGCAGAAATTGTAGTGGCGGTAATACTAGATTGAGTAGCACCAATGGTTATAAGACCGGTACCATTTGAACTATAAAGAACACCATCAGTTAAATTTAACGCAAGTTCGCCTGCAGCAATATATTGACTGTTAGCTGAACTGGTAGTATTAGGCGTACGACCGGAAACGGTAGTTCTTTTTATCTGAAACGCATTGTTAGCCATATGGCTCCCTTAAACGAGTATATACTCAGGGTAAAATTAGAAGGAATTTTCTTCTGTCTTTTTCACCTTCGCTTGTTTTGTTTTTAGTGATTCTATATGCTGAAGCAGTTCTTCATTGCTTTGTTGCAACTCAATAGACCTTTTCGTTGCTAACTCTAGTTGAGTTTCTAGCATGATGTTCCTAGCTAAAAAATCATCTAGAGTAGTTTTCATTTTAGCAATATACGCATTAATAAATTCAGTACCCATGTCCATTATAATCTCCTAGAAAGTTCCTCCATCAAGAGCGCCCCAAGCAGGCAAGTTGTTGGTTATCTGTAGAACCTGACCATTCGCTGCGGATCCGGGAATCGACAATTTAGATAACGCAGTACCTGAGTTATAATACACAAGGTCGCCTGCAGCATATGTATTTAATCCGGTGCCGCCGGAGGTTGTTGCCAATGGTGTACTTAGGGTGAGGTTGTTAGCAGCGATATTAGCAACAACGCTAGAATTTGCGGTTATAATGATTGCGCTAGAGTTAACAATAAATCCGCCGCTAGTACCGTATGGGACGAGATAGGATTGTAACGTACCAGTTACAGAGTTTGAAGACTGGTCGATAGTCGTCGCAGTATTAGGATTGGTGTTTGAACCAAAGACCCAAAAATACGGATTGTTATTTGAAGACCTGGATGCTATACGAGCAATACCTGAATACCAGATATTGGTAGCATTACCTGCAGGAGAGAACCACCCCATATCAACTGTGTCGGTTGTTATGTTGTTGTAACCCAATTCGATAACGTTGTCGTTAACCACTAATGTTACAGTATTAACCGTAACAACAGAACCTGATACTACTAGGTTACCACCAACAGTCAAGCTGTTAGTAATGCTCATGTAGTTAGCTTGGACGTTGCCACCTGTGATAGTGGTATACGCTGTACTGTTACCGATACCTAATGAAGTAGCGCCCGTGGTTACACTGTTAACATAGAACCCATTCGTAGCAGCGCCGATACCACCATTAATGGCAATTACAGAGCTGTTATGAATTGCATTAACCGTAGCATTGCCGATAAAGAGTTGTGCAGTGGTTAACTGTACGTTAGTGCCTACGTTAGCTGATGTGGTAGCGTATAGTGTTGCAGTGTTAACAGTTCCAGTAGTAACAAAGTTTTGTGCGTTAACTAGACCCGTTGCATAAACCGTTCCAGTGTTTACTGTTCCTGTTGTTACGAAGTTAGCCGCATTTACTAATCCAGTGGCATATACGGTGGCAGAGTTAACAGTTCCTGTTGTTACGAAGTTAGCCGCATTTACTAATCCAGTGGCATAAACCGTAGCAGTATTAACAGTTCCTGTTGTTACAAAGTTAGCAGCATTTACCAGACCCGTAGCATAGACCGTAGCAGAGTTAACTGTGCCCGTAGTGGTGAAGTTTTGTGCGTTAACGATACCGGATGAATAAACAGCAGCAGCATTGACAGATCCTGTAGTGGTAAGACCGTTAGCGTATACAGTGGTTGTCGTAGCTCCTCCAGTGCCGTTCGCTACTGTTATAAGAGCAGAAGCGGTATTAGACTGGACTACTAAGTTGGCGGCTGTAGCAATACTAGAATTGCCGACCTGAACTACAGAACCGAAAGATATCGTATTAGAGAAAGACTGAGTATTTGTCCAAGCATACTGAGAGTTTATATTGACGGATAAAGAACCTACGCTACCCCAATATGCGTTGGTTGTAGAACCGCCAGAGAATAAAACATATCCGTTTGTTCCCGGATCACCGTTGGCAGTTAGGTAATTTAGAATATCGACGTTTGCCGCTACAACTCGATTTATACCAGAAGTAGCGTTGGCTACTAGAGCTTGGTTAGCGGTTAATGTTCCAGGATAGCGTACGCCACCAATAGGAACGACGGTGCCGCCATCAGTCGATCCGATATAGAGTACACCAGCGCCGCCTGTAGCGTTTGAATATGCTAGTTCGCCTGCATTTAATGAAGCTGGTGCGGCAGTGGCAGCACTACGTTTAATTTGAATGGTATTGTTTGCCATCTTCTATTTCCTTATTGATTTAAAATGTTCCGCCGTCGACGTTTAAAACTAAATCTGAACCGTTAATAGGTCGAACATCATATTTGCCAGTTGTTGCGTTATAAACTAACGACGCTCCATCTTCTAAATCAGTAATTACAACCCCAGGTATATCCGTTATAGAGTTAATGTCTTTTATTTGATTCTTAAGAGTTACTCCTTGAGCACTCGACCCTAGTATACCACCAAAATTATTAACCTTAACTGTTTGCGTAGATACAGGAGTTACTATAGTATTATACGAAACTCCTACGGTGTTTTGACTCACCGACATAGATCTAGCGTTAAATATAGTAACGTTAGAGCCAACAATACCAGGTGGTGTAACTTGTACTGTTGTAGACACCGTATTTCCTAAGGATACGTTACTGCGGGTGTTACGGTAATAATACCTTCCAATACTCTAGAAATTGTGTTTCCTAACGTTAAATTAACATCATATACGTATCTGCCATAAACCATATTCGCTGTTTGATCAGACGACAAAGAAAGCGTAACCTGCCCTGTGGTATTAGCCAACCCAACGGCAAACGGTATAGAAGAGGTCGAGGTGTACCACTTCTTAATTAAGCTTGCGCCGGTATAACCAGACAGATCTACTGGATTACCATTCTCGTCAGTCAGGGTAATGGTTGTAGTAAACGATGCACCCTGATCTATAACTAAGTTGGCTTTCGATGACATTTTATTCTACCAATACTTTTATACTATTTTTTTCTTCAAAATAACTTGCGTATGCGTTATCTACTATGTTTTTCATATTTATATATTCTTGAGTGTTTTCAACCCATTCAATTACTTGAGCTTGAGTCAATTCATTAAAGGGTATAAAATTATCATAATCTGGTGATAATAACTCTATATCTTTTCCCACAGAAAAGTTGGCATCTTCATCCGTTCGCACTAATACTACATAAACAGATTCACAGATATCTGCATAATTTTCTTCTTGTTTTACTTTGATACGTTCTATATACGAAGAATAAGTTGTCATGTTATGTCCCTATTGCTGACCAGTATAGTAACGTGTTTGTGGCATTAGCCGTTTTAACCGTAATAGCGCTAGTGCTGATTGCTGTTATCTGAGCACTGAATGTTGAGCTGTATGTGCTATTTACAGCAGATACTTGCGCACTATACAGCGCCGTAAAGGTTGTTGGAAAATTTACTGAAGCTGTGGTTGAATTTGCGAGGAAATTACCCCACTGCATTAAAAGACCATTCGGTAATCTCGAGTACCCATTTGCTGATATACTTGAAGTACCTAACGTTAATGTATTAGAACCAACGTTAGCCGAAGTCGCAGCGTAGAATGTCGCGGTATTAACTTGACCAGTTATGTTTATTGCTGCTGCATTAATCAACGAATTATTAACCGTTGTAGCACCAATCGTCAACGTTGAAGGCGATAAGTTTGCCGTAGATGATGAATTTGATACTCCTAACAATCCCGCAATTGTAACGCTACCAGCTGATAAATTGTTTATCAAATATTGGCTTATGGTGGTTGCGGATTGATTAGTTACATAAACAAATCTACCAGTAGAATCTGAAGTTATACCGACTGGTCCAATACCAGTTGCTATAGCTGTAGTAATACTTGACAATAAGCCAGTAGATTGATTGATACTTAGTATACTAACAGTTTGATCGGTGTTATTAGTTACATAAACGAATCTACCAGTAGGATCTACCGTTATTTCTCTAGGGCTGTTCCCCACCGAAAACGTACCCAAACTTGTTAAATTTCCAGTATTTTGATCTATACTGTAAACACTTATATTATTATCAGTCGAATTAGCGACATAAACAAATCTACCAGTAGGATCTACTGCTACTCCGTTCGGACTGACGCCAGTTGATATAGCGGAAGCGATACTTGTTAATACGCCGGTAGATTGATTGATACTCAGCATACTAAGTGTACCAGCGATGTTATTAGTTACATAAATAAATCGACCGGTGGGGTCTGCAGCTATATATCGAGGACTGCTTCCTACTGTTACCGTAGCAGGTGATAATGCAGTTAATGCGCCTGTGCTTTGATTAATGCTATACATACTAACGTTTAGCACGCTAGCGTTACACACATAAACAAATCTACCAGTAGGATCTACTGCTACCCCTCTTGGGCTAGTGCTCGTCGCTATAGCAGTGGTTATGCTTGTTAATACGCCCGTAGATTGATCAATACTGAACATAGAAAGAGTATTATCACCACCGTTAGTTACATAAACAAATCTACCGGTAGGATCTACTGCTATATAACCAGGAGTAGCTCCAGTCGCTACTGTAGCAGGCGATAATGCAGTTAATGCGCCTGTGCTTTGATTAATGCTATATTGACTTACTGACCCTGAAAAAGTTTGATTTACGGCATAAACAAATCTGCCGGTGGGGTCTGCTGCTATACCTAGCGGAGTAGTAGCAGCAGCGATTGCAGCAGCCAAAGAGGTAAGAACACCAGTTCCTTTATTGATAATTGGAGTGGGTGCTACAACTTTTAGTGCTTTAACAAAGTTATTTGAAATAAACCCAGTTGTAGCAAACGCTGTTGCAGTATTAACTGTACCAGTGGTTACAAAGTTGGCAGCATTAACAAGACCAGTAGCATAAACCGTTCCAGTATTAACTGTACCAGTGGTTACAAAGTTGGCAGCATTTACTAACCCTGTAGCATAAACCGTTCCAGTATTAACTGTACCAGTAGTTACAAAGTTAGCAGCATTTACTAACCCTGTAGCATATACGGTAGCGCTATTAACTGTACCAGTGGTTACAAAGTTGGCGGCATTCACAAGACCCGTGGCATATATTGCAGCTGTATTAAGATTTCCACCTGTTACAGTAATACTGTTTGCACTAATAATCCAAAGACCTGTAGAATTACCTAAAGAAAGAGTATTAGTTGTTGGAAAAAATCCAGAAGTATTAGATACTGTGGTAGTGGTGGTATGACTAGCAGCATTAACCGTTCCGGTGTGATAAGCGCCGAGCGTGTTAGCAATGAAGCTAGTTCCCACAGTATGCGAAGCAGCGTTAACAAGACCTGTATGATAAGCACCGAGCGTGTTAGCGATGAAACTAGTGCCAACCGTCAATAGTGCAGAGTTAACGCTTGTAGAAAGGTTAGCAGTTGAACCGATAACATTTCCGTAAAATGTTGTTGTGCTGATAGTAGTAGCATTAACAACAGAAGAACCTGTACTATTTGCTACGGTAACTTGAGGAGCATTAGTTAATAATCCGCCACCTACCGTTAATGCAGACGTTGTTAATTGAACATTAGCGCCGACATTAGCTGAAGTGGTAGCATATAAAGTAGCAGTATTAACTGTACCAGTAGTTACAAAGTTAGCAGCGTTAACAAGACCTGTAGCGTAGACGGTAGCCGTATTAACTGTACCAGTGGTTACAAAGTTAGCAGCATTTACTAATCCAGTAGCATATACGGTAGCGCTATTAACTGTACCAGTAGTTACAAAGTTAGCAGCATTAACAAGACCAGTAGCATAAACCGTTCCAGTATTAACTGTACCAGTGGTTAAAAAACTGGTAGCATTTACTGTAGTAGCGTATACATTTACCGTAACAACATTTCCGGTATATATCGTATTCCAATAATTGACTGTGTTACCTAAAGTATAGGTTACGTTAGTCGAAGGAATATAGTTACCTGTTCCTACAGTTGTTCCTGAAGAAACCGTTGTTCCAGTAACATATAAATTACCAACAACGGTTAAATTATTGCCTACCCAAGCATTTGCTGTAACATTAATAGAATTAACGTTAGCAAGACCAGTACTATTAAGCGTACCGGTATTAACAGTACCAGTAGTTACAAAGTTAGCAGCATTTACAAGACCAGTAGAATAGACAGCGGCTGCGTTAACAGAACCTGTTGTCGTAATACCGTTGGCAAATATGCTAGTGTTAGTTGTCGATGATGTACCATTAGCAACAACAATAGAGACAACCCCCGTATTAGAATATACGTTAATCCCACCATTGGATGTTACTGTTGAGTTACCTATTAATAACGCATTAGGAGTTAACTGAATGTTAGCACCAACGTTAACATTACCAGTTGCATATACAGTACCAGTGTTTACTGTACCAGTAGTTACAAAGTTAGCAGCATTTACTAATCCAGTAGCATATACGGTAGCGCTATTAACTGTACCAGTAGTTACAAAGTTAGCAGCATTTACTAATCCAGTAGCATAAACCGTTCCAGTATTAACAGCGCCTGTTGTTACAAAGTTAGCAGCATTCACTAATCCAGTAGCATATAAAGTAGCAGTATTAACTGTTCCGGATATTACGGTGTTTGCATTTACGTTTACGTTAACAACACCACTAGCTATTATAGATACAGCGCCTGCGTTGACTACAAATGCACCGCCAACTCCGTAAGGAGCAAGATAGCTTTCTAGAATACCAGTTGTTATAACACCACCAACTGTGGTTGACGTGTTAGGATTAACTGTTGTGGAAAGAGCTTTAAAGTAAGGGACTGTTGCAGAAGAATTTGCCGCAAGTCTAAACACACCGGAGTAGTTAATAGTAGAAGATGAGTTAGCGGGTGCGTACCATCCAGTGTCTACAAGGTCAGAGGTCGCAAGATTGTTATTTGATGCAACCTCAATGATATTATCTGTAACTACTAACGACGTGGTATTAATGCTTGTAACAGAACCAGAAACAGTTAAGTTACCAGATGCTACGATATCTCTTACTCTTAGAACAGCAGATGTGGCGTCAACGTTTGCGCCTGTGATTGTAACGTTAGAAGAGATAGCAGTGTTAGTGCCATTGAATACAAGATTAGACTGTGATATAGTCGTAGCGACGCTGGTATTACCTACGCTAATTGCTGAATTAGTTATTAGAGCACCTATTGTAGTAGCACTTATCGTACCTATAATAACATTACCAGTATTTGCAGCTATAAGAGATGTAGCGTATACGTTTGTCGTCATTACGTTCGCTGGATTTAACTGCGTGTTAATGCTAGTATTTCCGAGCGTAAGGTTATTATTGGTTAAGGATACTCCATTAGAGGTTGCGCTGATAGTGCTTAGAGAAACTGTTCCGTTGGTATTAAGGGTAAGCGTATTAGCAAAAATGTTAATCGTCGTTACGTTGGCGGATGCGTTTACTGCAGTAGCCCAAACGTTTGTAGCATAAACCGTATTAGTAAATACGTTAGCGGTCGCATTTACTGTCGTAGCAATAACGTTACCAGTATGAACGCCAGTGGTGTTGCCGGTAACAATACCTGTTAGGTTTGCTGTAACCGTTGTTGTGCTAATACCCGTAGCTGTAATAGATGAGTTAGTTACGGTATTACCAACGCTAATTGCTGAATTAGTTATTAGAGCGCCGCTAGTAGTAGCACTAAGCGTACCTACAATAACATTACCGGTATTAGCAGCTATAAAAGAGGTAGCATATGCGTTTACCGAAACAACATTACCTGTCGTTGCAAAGTTAGCAGCATTAACAAGACCAGTAGCATATACGGTGCCGGTGTTTACTGTACCAGTAGTTACAAAGTTCTGTGCATTCACAAGACCAGTAGCATATAAAGTAGCAGTATTAACTGTACCAGTAGTTACAAAGTTAGCCGCATTTACCAGACCTGTAGCGTAGACGGTAGCCGTATTAACCGTACCCGTCGTTACGAAGTTAGCCGCATTAACAAGACCTGTATGATAAGCACCGAGCGTGTTAGCGATGAAACTAGTGCCAACCGTCAATAGTGCAGAGTTAACGCTTGTAGAAAGGTTAGCGGTAGATGCTATAACGTTTCCGTAAACGGTTGTTGTGCTAATACTGGCAGCATTAATCGTAGTTGTGCCGGTAGTATTAGCGAC